GTAGGGAAAAATGTTGCCGGGCTTGAAACTGTTACGATTCCGGATTATGGCACAGCCCAATTTGATACTTGCATGTCTGATATTGTTTCAAAAGTAAAAATATCTATTCAAGGAAAAGGAGAAGCACAAGTAAAAGCCAATGAGCAACTTGCGGCAATACGAGAGCAACTTGCGGCTGCAATGACTGACGAAGATATTATCGCATTAATGGAAGCGACCAAGACGCTACCTAAAATCATGCAATTACCGTTCTTCTCTGAAATGCAAAAAAATCTTGCTACAAAAGGATACGCATTCGACAAGGATAAAAAAATGTTCATTAAAGCATGAAACCACTTATAAGGGTAACACAACTGGAAGCATTTCGAAAATACATAGAGCAAAGCGATTACGCCAGTTATGAGATAACAGAGCAGTCTGTTATTGACAGTATAACTGGTGTTTTCACTGGAAATTTCTATACGAAAATCGGGAAGGCTTTCCATAAAATTATAGAAGAGGGTGCGCCGAAATGCGAAAAGGTTGACGCTGGGGAACGCACCTTTCTATATTACAGTAAAGAACAAAAAGAACCTGTACCTTGCGGAAGGTCATTTGATATAGAAGGCGATAAAGTTATTATGGATATTCCGCAATGCAAAACCGCACTTGCTTACCGAGGCGAATATCCGAATGCCTTCCATGAGATACGGTTATATAAGGATTTTGGAGATGCTATTATAACAGGATGTGCCGATGTGATAGATGGTATAGAAATAAGAGATATTAAAACCAAATATTCTCATCCCACTGATGCCGATTACATCAATTCTTGTCAATGGCGGTTCTATCTCCAATTATTCAATGCAGATGTATTCCATTTTGATTTGTTTGTATTTGAAGGATATGATAAAGAGAAGCATGGATATGATGTCAGAGGTATTCCGTTGAAACGTTATGAGCCTGCAATAACATGTTATCGCTACGATGGCATGGAGCAAGATAATTATAACCTGCTTTACTTATTTCTTGAATGGGTAGAGCACAGAGATTTAACCAAGTATTTACTTAAAGAAACAATAGAATAGCATTATGATTTTAACAGGAAGCATTTGTCTTAGTGACATTCCCCGTGAGCAAATGAAGAAAGTAGTCTGCAAAGACGGGAAAGAGAGAATTTATTTAAATGTGGCGGTTATCGAACGCAAGGAGCCTTCACAGTTTGGGCATACCCATTTTATTACGTGCGCCCCAAACAGGAAGAGCGCAAAGAGGGGACACAATATATTTTTGGAGATTTCAAGGAATATAGGCCTGTTCAGAGCAGTCCAACGCCGGAACAAGTTGCGGAAGCTCCGGGATTATCCCCGCAAGATGATTTGCCATTCTAAAATATTATGCAATACGACCTATCCAACCCACTCCACAAAGAACAGTTCAAAATACGATGCAACCATCTATTCTCAAAGGGCTGTATTGTGGAACTGACGGAAAAGAAGCCTAAAAGGACAACGCAGCAGAACAAATACCTGCACACTCTTTTAGGCTTCTTCGCTTGTGAGACTGGGAACACACTGGAATACGTAAAACAGAACTATTACAAGAAACTGGTAAATCCTGCAATATTTACCCGTAGGATTAATGATAAGTTTTTGGGAGAAGTGGAAGTTTTACGTAGTTCCACTGATTTAGATACGGCGGAAATGACGACGAGCATTGAGCGTTTTCGCAATTGGGCGAGTGCCGAATGCGGTGTCTATCTGCCAAGCCCTGATGAAGAGAGGTTATTGCAATTAATAGAGATTGAAATAGACAGAAATAAAACTTTTATTTAAAATAGAATTTTATGAAAAAGAGAAAATTCCCTAATGATGTAGCAAGATTTTTCAACCCTCAAAAGAGTGGCACTAACGCAGAGTACAATAAGTTTGGCTTTCTTGTAAAGCCGGGAACTAACCAAGCCAAAAAGATGGAGGAAAGAAGTTATATTCCAGTGTACAATGCTGGAGGGACGGCAAGAAAAGTAATAGAAAAATATGGTGAAGTAACTTATAAATAACTACTATATGGATAAATTTTTAGGTCAAGACATCCCCGAAAAGGATAGATGGCAGTTCTTACAAGACAATGCCGATTCGGTAGAGAAAATCGGGTACACACACCGTTTCACTCCCGAAGAGTTAGCGCAAAAGAGAGAATCACTTGCTGAAACCTCAATCAAAATCAACGACATTGAGATTGAGAAGAAAGAAGTGATGGAATCGTTTAAGGCTGACTTGAAACCTTTGAACGAACAGAAGAAAGAACTTTTGGATAACATCAAAAAGGGTTCAGAGTACAGGGAAAACGAAGAATGTGTTAAGATTCTCGACCATGAGGAAAGGATGGCAGGGTATTACAACAAACTGGGTGAGCTGGTTTACTCACGTCCCATCATGCCACAGGAAATGCAAAAGACAATCTTTAATATTAATCGTAAAACAGGAACAAATGACTGAGAACAAATTGAACGTGGTTGTGCCGAAAGACTATAACGGCAAACCGATTGAAGTAGTATTGAGAGAGGGTTCAGCACCCGTAGCACTCGACCCAAAAGAACCGTGTCCAGTTGACATTAAGGGAACGATTGACAGCCCCTTGCGGTGGCTTGAAAAGCGTGTAGAACTTATCGACCAAAAGCAAGCGAACATTACAGTAAACCGTGATGATATGAAAATCTCTTTAGTGGATAAAGAAACAGACTATTACAATAATGGCATTACCGGAGTATTGCAGCCATCCAAGGAAATGGTTGAATTTGGTATCAATTCGGAAAAGAAATGGGAGCCTATCAAGTTGTCTAAGTTCTTCAAGATGCACCGTGCTTTCTTCAAGGACAAATCGGAGAATATGACCCTCGTTTCTACATTGAAGAATTTCAAGGCAAAGGTAAACCAAGACATCGAGCGCAGCAAGGAGGAAAACGGAAGCAAGGTGGATAATTACTCACAAGTAGTTGATTCTAACTTGCCGAAATCTTTCAAGTTAAACATTCCTCTCTTCAAAGGTTTTGCCCAAGAGGAAATCGAGGTTGAGATTTACGCTGATGTGGATGGTCGGGACGTTTCTCTTTCCCTTGTGTCTGCCGGAGCAAATGAAGCCATCGAGGAATACAAGAACAAGGTGATTGATGAGCAACTGGAGCAAATCAGACAGATTGCCCCCGACATCGTAATCATCGAAGTGTAAGCCATGCAGGACTATATTCCAGACTGGTACATTCCTATGGACTTCGGGAATAACCTGCCGGACGAAGAACCGGATGGAGAAGATAACTACAATTTTGATTAAATACTTTGTTAACCTGCCTACTCGGTCTGTGAAGATAGAGTAGGCGAATATGGATAAGTGGCAGAATTGGAAATGCTTCTCAGAAGGATTAAGTTCCACGCTGATAGGTCAGAGAAAGAATAGCACCGTGAGGACTATCAATTATATAAGCTCATCCCGGTTCTTCGTCCGGGCTTATCCACATAAATGTGAGCCACACATCAATGGCATGGGTTAGTGAATAATGGTTGTGCCCCGGAGAATACGCTTCGGGGCTTTAATAAAAAACAACATGGAAACTTGGCAAGAAGTGACGGATTTAAAGACGAGCATCATAAGACACTTTCAAGAGGAAGTAGGTGCTTCGTATGATTTTAGAGATATTATAGACAATCTGGATGACGATGAGGTTCTAGATTCTATCATAAGTTGGGCGAAAAATAACAGAGTAAGAATTTTTAATGACAAGATATGCCGTACTACATAAAAAGAACCAAGGCTAAGAAAAAAGACAAGCCTTTACCTCTGTTTGACAAGGCAGGGGTAACAGTAAAGAAGAAGCCGGATTTGAAAGCCAAACTCGACAAGGAGTTTTCCATTTTCATCCGGCTTCGTGATTGTATGCCAAACGGATATTTTAAATGTATCTCGTGCGGACAGATAAAACCGTTTGCGCAAGCGGATTGCGGTCATTATTTCAGCCGGACGCATTTGTCTACACGGTTTGATGAAGATAATTGCCATGCCGAATGTAGGCATTGTAACAGATTCAAAGCCGACCATTTGGAGGGTTATCGGGTGAATCTGATAACTAAGATAGGTCAGCAGAAATTCGACTTGCTGAAAGTGAAAGCTGCATCAAATACCAAGATGTCTGATTTTGAATACGAGCAGCTAATCAAGTATTACAAGGTACTGAATAAGAAACTTAGAAAGGAGAAAGGTCTATGAAGAAAGAAATTGACGCATGGGTATGGAATCCAGCAAATGCACTATTCAAGCAAAAGAAATCAGAAAAAGCAATCGGTCATATTATCTATTGCGAATGTCCAGAAAAATGCGAGTTGTACGCAAAAGGTAATTGTGTCGCCTTCGATTATTGTCCTCATGGAAGCAGAGGTCGGGTTGTAGGATATTCAAGAATGGCAAGTAAATTCCACTCATGGATAAACGAATTTAAAGAGAAACATAAAGATGTATATGATTCAAAATTAACACAGCCCAAAAAGTTGGAATACTTTATGGATTTAGTCTATATCCCAATTTCATACTTGGGATTAAATAAAGATATAGAGTTTGTATCTGGAGGTGGTTATTTTGCAAATGAAAAACCGATTATTAAACGAAAGCATTTTAATGCAGAGTTTATATCCAAGCAAATCATCAATTTTATTCCCCATGCCTTGTTTGGAGGAAGAATAAAAGATTACCAAGACAAGGAAGTGCCGAAATTCCTTTTATGGCTAAAACAGCTTGACAATACTCTATATGAGGAAGTAAAAGAAATGAATCCAACCCATAGCGGATTTGTTGCCATGACCAATGTAGGTCGCAAAGCGATACTGCAAACATTGAATCCCAATATAGGTACATTCAAGGACATACATGGAGGAATATGGACTTGGGATGGTGAGTACCTGCACTCTAACAACACACACGCTTCTTTCACGCTTATTGAAACAAGGGAAATCCAAGAATGTAGGCTAAAGCCCAATGGGAATGTTGCGGTTAAGGTATGCGATGATGCACAAGTAAATGATAATACAGAGTTTATAGATTGATATGTACAAGCTACGTGATTACCAACAAAAATCCTCTGATGCAGCCGTTTCTTTCTTCAACAACAAGGCGAAGAAAACAAACGCTATCATGGTCTTGCCCACGGGAAGCGGAAAGAGCCTTATCATTGCGGATATAGCCGCAAGGCTTGACGGACATACCTTGGTGTTCCAGCCATCACGTGAGATACTCGAGCAGAATTTCAAGAAGCTCTGCTCATACGGTATTCTTGACTGTTCTATCTATTCGGCTTCTTTCAATTCAAAGGAGATAAGCCGTATCACATTCGCCACCATCGGCAGCGTGAAGAACCATCCCGAACTATTCACCCACTTTAGGAACATCATCGTGGACGAGTGCCACCTTGTGAATCCCAAGGAGGGGATGTACAAGGATTTCTTCGATGCGGTGAAGTGTAAAGTTCTTGGACTGACGGCAACCCCTTACCGTCTTAGCTCCAGCCGCGATTTCGGTTCTATGTTGAAGTTCATCACACGAACGAAACCTCATGTCTTTTCAGAAGTCATTTACCATGTACAGGTATCTACTCTTTTGGATATGGGCTATTTGGCGAAGCTGAACTATTACCCGATGAATCCTTCAGGATGGAACGAGCTCAATTTAAAAGTAAATACCACTGGTGCCGACTACACAGACAGGTCAGTCCAAAAGGAGTATGAACGCATAGATTTCTACAGCTATCTCGTCCATATCGTCCAAAGGCTGATGAATCCAAAGGCAGGAGGAAAACGGAAAGGAATACTGGTCTTTACCCGGTTCTTGAAAGAAGCCGAAAGACTTACCTATTCCATCCCTGGCTGTGCCATCGTGTCGGGCGATACTCCCAAAGGCGAGCGTGAAAGAATACTCGAAGCGTTCAAGGCTGGAGAGATACCAGTCGTTGCCAATGTCGGGGTACTCACCACGGGCTTTGATTATCCAGAGCTTGATACGGTCGTTATGGCACGTCCTACGATGTCACTTGCGATGTGGTATCAGATAGTCGGTCGGGCTATCCGTCCGCATCCGAACAAGGAGGCTGGCTGGGTGGTAGACCTTTGCGGAAACATCAAAAGATTCGGGGAGGTGGCAGATTTGAAGCTCATGGACGGTGGTAACGGCAAGTGGGCAGTATTTTCCAACGGCAGGCAACTGACCAACGTAAGATTCTGAGATTATGGATAAAGGATTTATTAAACTATCCCGCTCATTCTTTGATAACAAGATATGGCAGGCCGCCCGGGCATTTAGTGAGTGCGAAGCGTGGATTGACTTGATTCAGTCGGCACGATTTGAGGCATCACCGACAACGTCGCGCATCGGGTGTTATGAAGTAACGTGGGGAAGAGGGCAATATCCTGCATCCAACAGATTCCTTGCTAAGAAATGGGGAAGGTCAGAACAATGGGTGAAGTCGTTTCTTGGAAAGTTGAAAAGAGAAAAGATGATTGTTACAGATAATAGTCAAGGTGTTAACGTGATTACGCTGGTCAACTTTGACAAGTACAATGGAGAATCATCTGATAACCCACTAAGTAACCCACTTAACGAGCTGAATAATTGTGACTTACAAGGACTTGTAACCCACCTTGTAACCCAGCAAGTAACCCACCTGCTAAAAGAGCAACCCACCTCTAACCCAAATAATAAGAAAGAAGAAGAATATAATAAAGAAACTACACCTAAAGGTGTAGCAAAGAAAGTCGCGGCTAAAGCCGCTACGCTCGCTCGTAAGCAGAAGTTTGGGGAATCATTAATTCCGTTCATGGATAAATACCCCAAGGAAATGATAAGAGCCTTCTTTGATTATTGGTCAGAACTGAACAAGTCGGAAACTAAAATGAAATTTGAACTGGAGAAAACATGGGAAGTCGCCAAAAGGCTTGTCACATGGGCAAACCGAGAAAGAGTGCCCGCGAAATCCGCTTCTGACATCGGGGTGGTGCTCAAAGACAACTCACCCGATAAGTACGATTCACCGCAAGAAAAGAAATGGGAGGAAAGATGGAACAAATAGATTTCAAGAAAACAATCGACATCCTTCGGGAAACAGGCTTCAACCCTATTCCCAACCTTGTGAACATCGCCGTCCCCGATGCCAAGAGCGTCCTTTGGCGGGGGTTGAACTACTTCACCGGAAAAGCCGAATGGCTTCCCGAATACGAAGAGATAGCCGAATGGCTTTCGTGTAATAATGGTCGTGGACTTCTCTGTCATGGAAACTGCGGGCGGGGAAAGTCGCTCATCTGCTGGAAAATTATCCCCCTGCTACTCAACCACTACTGCCGGAAGATAGTTTCCTGCTACGATGCGCAACAAATGAATGCTGATATAGACGCTGTGAAGGCAAAACACATCATCTACATAGACGATGTGGGCACAGAGAACATGAGCGTGAAATATGGCGAGAAAAGGCTTGCTTTCTGCGAAATTGTGGACGAAGCGGAGAAGAAGGGAAAGCTGTTAATCATTACAACCAACCTTTCACTTGACGAAATCTCCCAAAAGTACGGAGAGCGTACAATGGATAGGTTGGTTGCGATTACTACACGGGTTAAATTCAAAGGGGAAAGTCTAAGAAAATAATATGGCAAAGAAAATTCAGACTATTCTTGTGTATGTTAAATGTATGAATTGCAGATGCGCTTCTGACTTTATCGGAAACTCATGCCTCTGTAAGGCTAAAGGTCATAGGGTATGCGCATGTGACAGGTACGGAAGGATATGTGGATGTTATGTTAAAAAATAATTTATACACGATTATGAAATCACTCAAAGAGATACTTAAAAGTTTAGAGGGTCTATCCGATATAGAGATATTCGTGATAGACCTTTTTTGTGGCGCAGGAGGTCTGTCTGAAGGTGTGGAAGAAGCTCGTTTGAATGGCAGAAAATGTGCTAAAGTGGTATGTTGTGTAAACCACGATAAGAATGCCATTCTTTCACACGATGCCAATATACCTGATGCACTTCACTTCATCGAGGACATCCGTACATTGGAACTGTCTCCCATCAATGCTATTGTAGCACGAATCAGGCAGCTATATCCCGATGCTATGATAATGCTTCATGCTTCGCTGGAATGTACCAACTTCTCAAAAGCAAAAGGCGGACAACCGAGGGATGCAGATAGTAGAACATTGGCAGAACACCTTTTCCGCTACATTGATGTGATAGACCCTGACTACATTCAGATTGAAAATGTAGAAGAGTTTATGTCATGGGGAGATATGGATGAGAACGGCAAGCCTATTTCAATGGATAAAGGACGCTTGTATCAGAAGTGGGTGCGCAATGTGAAGAAGTACGGTTACAATTTCGAGCACCGCATCTTGAACGCTGCCGACTATGGGGCATACACCACACGAAAGCGATTCTTTGGCATCTTCGCCAAGAAAGGGTTGCCTATAGTATTCCCCGAACCTACTCACTGTAAAGGTGGTAGAAATGATATGTTCTCCAAAATGGAGAAGTGGAAACCGGTAAAGGAGGTGCTTGACTTCTCCGATGAGGGGAGCACCATTTTTCGAGAAAAGCCTTTGTCAGAGAAAACCCTTGAACGCATCTATGCAGGATTGATAAAGTTCGTAGCTGGTGGTAAGGATTCCTTTCTTTCCCGCTACAATACCGTCCGACCGCAAGATACTTGCAAGTCAGTTGATGAGCCATGCGGAGTACTGACTACTGAAAACCGTTTTGCGAAAGTACAAGTAAGTTTCCTCTCCAAACAATTCAGCGGACACCCCGAAAGCAAGAACGTATCAGTAGAAGAACCGGCAGGTGCAATCACTTGTAAAGACCACCACGCTTTTGTATCGGCTTACTACGGGAATGGACATAATCATTCGGTAGAACTTCCTGCACCTACGGTTACGACAAGGGATAGGCTGGCGTTGATTGAGAGCCGTTTCCTCGATATGCAATACGGTAATGGTAGTCCTGCATCTTTGGAAAGTCCTGCCGGGACGCTTACTACCAACCCGAAGCTGAACCTTGTCAGTTGCCAGCCATGGATAATGAATACAGCTTTCTCCAATATCGGAAGTAGCATAGAAGAACCGTCCCAGACCATTACAGCCAATCGCAAATGGCACTACTTGATGAATCCACAGTTTAACAGTGCAGGAGGTTCCGTTGATAATCCTTGCTTCACGCTCATAGCCCGTATGGATAAGATGCCGCCCTACTTGGTGGCAACAGAGAGCGGACAGGTAGCCATTGAAATCTACGAAACAGACAGCCCCATGACCCGTAAAATCAAAGAGTTCATGGCTCTGTATGGCATAGTTGATATTAAGATGCGAATGCTCCGTATTCCCGAACTGAAACGTATCATGGGCTTCCCGGAAGATTATGTGTTGGTTGGTACGCAAGCCGACCAAAAGAAATTCATCGGCAATGCCGTGGAGGTGACACAGGCAAGGAAGAATACCGAAGCACTCTGTGAGAAGTTAAGAGAATTGAGATTGAATAAATTAAATGAGGTAGCATAATGGAAACTGAAAAACTCATATTAGATGCCTGTTGTGGTAGTCGGATGTTTTGGTTCGACAAGCAAAATCCAAACGTTTTGTTCGTGGATAAACGTTCCGAAACAGTCACGGCAAAGGATAGGGATAAGGTAAGAACCATAGAAGTGAAACCTGATATTGTGGCCGACTTCACCAATTTTCCATTTGAAGATAATTCCTTCTACATGGTAGTATTTGACCCACCGCATCTGAAAACACTTGGTGAAACCTCATGGATGGCAAAGAAGTACGGTAAACTACCCAAAGATTGGCAATCGCTTATACATGACGGATTTACCGAGTGTATGCGCGTCTTGAAACCTAACGGTACACTCATATTCAAGTGGAATGAAAGCGAAATAAAAGCCGCGGAAGTTTTGTCCGTTATTCCGTTCAAACCACTTTTTGGACATACTACCGGTAGGCAGAGTAAAACAATATGGATGTGTTTTATGAAGCAAGAAGAATTATGAACATTCATCAAAAAGCATATTACATCAAGACATCATGGTGCAAGATGTGTGTTTCGGAAGACAATCGGGAACGGAATAAAAGAAAGAAAATGAATTAAACAACAAAAATATTATGGCAACACATGGGCTTACAATAGCCAAAGCTTCCAAAGAGGACTTTGAGAAAGTATATAATCTGCTCCAGCCTATGGAGGAACTGTTCAACAGTCATTGGAGCAATGAGGAAGAATGGACTGAGTGGGATGACGACGACAAGGATAAGAAGGAACTTCTCGCCATTCGCAAGGAAATAGCCGAGGAGGAACATTATTATGAAGAGGATGTCGATAACCGTCTCGTACTTTTTGAGTTCATTAAACGGAGGATGCAGTTGTGCGGATGCAGCAATTGGCAGCGAGTTGTAATTGCCGCTGAATGCCTGATTGACACATTTTGTGACCCACAAGAAAGCTCTCTTGTCTGGCGACCGGATTTAGAGCGCGCAATGGATTACACTATGTTGGGAGAATGACATTAACATGTGCAAAAAGAAGCCATTTCTGCACATGAAGTATTAACACGAGCGGAAACCGGTGGTTTTTGCTCACAATAAGAAATATATGAATATCCAATCTAAAATAGCTTACTCCATCTCTTTGTTGCGCAAATGTGAGCAAATGGCGCTTGACTATGACCCCGAAGATGGATTTTACCTGGCATTCTCCGGTGGTAAGGACAGCCAAGCTCTCTATCACATAGCAAAGATGGCAGGAGTGAAATTCAAGGCTCACATGAACCTAACCAGTGTTGACCCACCAGAGGTTATTCGCTTTGTGAAACGGAACTATCCGGATGTGGAGCTGATAAAGCCGAAGATGTCAATTTATGATATGGCACTTAAGAAACATTTAATGCCTACAAGAATTCTTCGTTGGTGTTGTGCTGAATATAAAGAGATGTCTGGCGCAGGAAAGGTGACACTAATAGGTATTCGCCATGCGGAAAGTGTAAGGCGTTCCAAACGAAAGGAGATTGAAATTAGCTCCCATAAATTCAGTGGGAACTTCGACCAATTTTCGGAGCACAAAGAGAAAATGGTTACATGTGTCGGTGGCAAAGACAAGATTCTTGTTTCTCCGATTATCCATTGGAGTGATAAAGATGTATGGGATTTCTTGAACGGAAATAACATACAGCACTGCTCCCTATACGATGAAGGATATAAACGAATAGGCTGTATTCTCTGTCCGATGTCAAACTACAAACAGAAGTTAAAGGATTGCCAGCGCTTCCCTCATGCTCGTACAAGATGGATTCAGACCATACAAAAGCTCATTGATACTGGATATGTCAATCGTAACTTTACCGATGCAGAGTTTGGTTTTAGTTGGTGGATTAGTGGAAAGTCTTTTGACCAATATTATGCAGATGAGGTGTTACAACGGAAAATAGAGTTTAACGAATAACAATAAAAGAGTAGTTATGAAACAGACATTGGAAGAAGCAGCCCGCACTCATTGGAGTGAAAGTACATATAATAAAGATGCAGAGCTTGCCTATGATGAAAGAGACTGTATAGCTATCAAGGCATTGGCAAAAGCGATTGCACTACGGGCATTTAAGGAAGGTGCAGCATGGCAGGCAAAGCAATTTCCGTGGATAAGCGTTGAAGAACAGTTGCCAGAAGAGGGGCAAAAAGTTTTTGTTTTGGTGATGTGTTATGGCACACCATGTATTCGAGAAGAAAAGTTTTGTAGAAATAGCAATTTAGATAAAAAGGGAATGTGGATTCACGGAAACAGTATCGTGCTGGCATGGTTTCCCACCCCCTCTTTCGATGAGATACTCGAAGCCAACAGGGATGTACTGGAACGAATTAAAGAGAAAGGAGATTGATATTATGGGATTTAAAAAAGGCTCAAAAACGGGTGCGCCGAATAGAAAGGGGCATAGATGGATAAACTATCCTAACAACGCCCACAAGAAGTGCACCAAATGCGGTTGCATGGTTGATATAACATGCTCAAAAGGAGTAAACGTATCCATATACACGGATATGAATGGTAACAAATCTAATGAATGCCCTAATTGTATTTAGTCATTATGGAAAGGTACAGAATCATACGAGGAGAAGGTTATAACGGTTGTATCCCCATAATAATATATTGGGTGCAAGTCAGAAAAGACAAACGTATTTCATCCGAATGGGTGAATGTAAAGGGCTTTGATACTTATAAGAGAGCCAAAGAGTTGTTGGATATTTTAAACGAATAGTTATGAAATCAAAACAAGTATTATCAGTCGAACAGATGAAACATTTGCAGGAGCTTGGGCTGGACACAAGCGATGGAAGCATGTGTTTTGAGTGGAATGAATCAGATTCAGACAACATGGTTGTAACCTCTCCGGATGCCGATACGAATTACGACTATTATCATGAAACTTACACTTTGCAGGATATTCTCGATAAGCTGCCGCCTGTCATAAAAAAATATTATTGGCTTGCAATCAGAGTTAGTGCACACAAGGGAATGTGGTATGTAGAATATAATGGAAGGGGGTGTACTTTATCTTATTTTTATTCAGAAAATCTCATTGACGCGGCCTACGGGATGCTGTGCTGGTGTATTGAAAAACAGATATATTAAAACTAAAGAAAAAGAATGAAAGCACATGTAATGAAACTTGAAAACAATTGTGTGATTGTTGACGAGGAATATTTTAATGAGATAAAGAAAGAGTCAGAATTTAACCAGGAAAAGATAAATGAGATTGCCGAAGAAAGGTTTTTGAAATATGTCAAAGAAAGCGGCATCAAACTTTCCTATAAAGTAAACGATATACCTTATCTTTTTCACCACGACTTGTTGTATGAAATAAATTATGATGAGAGAGGTTATCCTGAATCTGTGTTAGAGAAGGTGAAGTATGTTATTGCAGACGATATAACAGAGGCTTTGAACGACAAGTTTAAAGGACTGAAAGACGAGGCTTTGAATTACGCAATAAGCGAGTTTGGCAAGCGGAAATACGGTTTGGAGGCTACTGCAAAAATATGGAAATGTATTGCATTAATCTTTTTCATTATGACTATTGTTTCAACAACCGCATTATTTATATAGTTATGACCGAAGAACTTGTAACATTAGAGACAGCGAAGCTGCTGAAGGAGAAAGGATTTGTTTGGAAGTGTGAACACATAATAGGCTGCAATAAGGTTATTACAAAATATGACCTTCCGCAAAGTATGTCGTGTTGTACGGAAATAGATAACGAATCAGTTGAATTTTTGTGTCCAGTATTGTATATCGCCCAAAAGTGGCTGCGTGAAATAAGAGGTGTGTATGTATATGTAGAACCTGTTATTGGGAAAAGATGGAAGCTTTCTTTTTGTGATTTCAATGTTCCAACAGAAGAAAGCGACTGGATGGAGAACGAAATAAACAAAGGGAATGGCTATAAAGTATATGACACCTACGAGGAAGCACTGGAAGCCGGGATACAAGAAGCGTTAAAACTTATATGATTATGGATATAGTACCTATTTCAATAAAAGATAATCTTTCTAAGGAGCAGATAGAATATCTACAAAAACAACAGTCTGAATATAAACTCGTGAGTAGGATTAAGAAAAATCCGGGTCACATACTCTTTTCGTTTAACAGAAAAACAGGAGAGATAAAAAGAGCTTCCATTACTCATAAGGTATCTATCGGGCTTGATATGAAACCTATAACTACCACTAAAACGGTTATTGAGCCTGATTGCTATTATGAGCAGGCTCTAAATGAGAAAAATTTTAGAAAAAGATTAAAAAGGATTGGATTAATATAACCATGAATAGAAACGAATACCGGGAACGCTGCAAACATTACAGTCCATACAGTGGGCAGTGCTATAAGAAGTCGTTCATATCGGGCATAGCAAACAATGTGCATGTGAACATGAGATGTGACGGGAAATGTCCCCGTATGAGGAATTATGATAAGAGAAACGGAGTATTAACAGATAAACAAAATAATCATGGAAATAGCAGAACTGATAATTAACGCCATTTTCTTTACGGTTAACTGTTTTGCGCTGTGTTTTTTCAGCATTATTGTAAGCAAAAGGCACAGACGAATGGAAGATAAGCTGGATGAAATAAAGGAATATACCCGTAGGGTTTCAGACCGTAACGATGTCGTTTATATGAACCAGCTCCAATGGTTGAAAAGCAAACTGATTGAAGAAGAACGATACGAGGAAGCTAATAAAATCAACAAGTGTATCGAGAATGAGTTTAATAAATTAAAAAATAGGGAATTGTGATTATGAAAGAAATAGAAATGTATCCGGGCGTAAACATTGACTACGCATACGAACAGTTGAAGAAATATAAGCAAGAAACAGGAGAAGATTGTTACTGTAAATTTAATGATAAGGAGTTGTATTCAAGTGAAACACTTGATGAAATGTATTTGAAGGTTACGAGAAAGACGAAGGCTAAGTTCGATAAAGATTTGCAGGATGAACATAACGAATACCTGCGAAAGGAAGCTGAGTTCCATGTCAAAATCCCACAATTAATTATAGAATACCGGCAAAGAGCACGTGGCATTATTCCAGATAAATATCTTGAATATTGGGATAAGATTGTTCCTATACGATTGAATGACCTTTATAAAGGGATTGAACTCGATTGTTTGTTGGAACTTATATCCGAACTCAATACAGATAAACCTAAAGAGGAGCGTTTTAAGAACTGCTTGCAAATGTTCATCAAACAAGGACATAGCGGCATGAGTGCCGGTCTTATGTTTAGCGGGCTTTATCGGTTCCATGACTTAGGAGCTCAATTAGTCGATTACATAAAGGAACATTGAACATGAAAATCATATTTCTTGATATAGACGGAGTTATTTCCACGGAAAAGTCACATTATGCACTTGATAAAGATGCGTGTGATTTACTTGGAAAGATTATAGATGCTACGGACGCCAAGATTGTAGTATCATCATCGTGGAGAAGAAACACGGTAGAAGATACAAAAGAAGAGTTGACAACTGTGAGGCATTTAGTTCCTTTCCCATTTCCATACGCCAACAGAATTATAGGAGTAACTATAAGGGCGTATGCCTACGTTATGCAAGGCGTTCATCTTGGTATCCCTCGTGGAGTTGAGATAAAACAATGGATTGACACTCATATCCACTCTAATAACGGTAAAAATTGGAACTATAAAGAGATTGGGGTTGATTTTAATTACGTGATACTTGACGATGATAGCGATATGCTTCTCGAACAGGCTGAACACTTTGTCAAGACCGATACCCGTTTAGGCTTGACGGAAGACAATGTTGAACGAGCAATTAAAATATTGAACCAATGAGAAAAGCAGACAGAATAATCAGAGACAGACATTCCCGCATCCCGGACAAATACAAGAAGATTGACACTACGGTCAACGGGAATGCGGAAAGCCTTGCTGAACAACACAAGGAAGTGGAGAGACAATTGTTTCCTTTACGCCTTAACAAGACCACCATTATTTACGTCACAAAAGACAAGCAAAACGAAACATATGCTGCAAAAGCACGTAAACGGATGGGGATAGCAGAGCCTAAGAAAACGTTTGTAGACCCGCTTTCGGAAGAGAACATTACCAAATTGTACAAGGAAGAAAACATACCGCCCCGCAGAATGGCAGAAATGTTGAATGTAAGTGTAAGGACGATATATCTAAGGTTGGCTAAGTATGGACTTACGAAAGTGAAATGCAGATAGCAAGCTTACAGACACAACGATATAACCCTTGCCAAAACAGCAAGCGGTATAACCCAATGTATAGCCCGTTCAAGGCGTTCTAAACGTTCCATTGGATAACCTGGAAAAGGCGGCAATAGTCCATGTAAAGGACATTGTCCGCCAATTCAAGCAGTTCGTCTATGTAATCCCTTTTTCGCATCACGTTCAAGTTTTCTACGTTGTTTACGATTTATGCCGTTTGCTGCGGCGAGACTATTCAGCGTCTCCTTCTGTTCGGGAGAAAGCATGCTATATACTTCTTCCCGTGATTTGCCTGATAAAATGGATTGTACTATTTTTTTAACTTCCATTTGGTACATAAAAATCAGTGTTCGAACTTGGATACCGCCCGGACACAAAAAAGGCGGTAAAACCATGTTGGAATTACCGCCTTAAATTTTCAACAAGAAACTGCTAAATTTTAATTAAATCACATCCTAATACATCTGAAATTTTAGCAATTGTACTCAATGTGAAATTATGAGTTCCACATAACCATTTACTTACCTCCGATTTCCGTTTTCCCATACGTTTGGCAAGTTCTGTTTGAGACATGCCTTTCTCTTTCAAAATAGCATCAATCTTGTCAGATAATGCAAACGACATATCTACCTGTTTCCTTACGTCATTGGGAATATCCGAGATACAACTTTTAAATAATTCGTTTGCGTTCATAACTCAAAGGTTTTACTTTCTATATCTAATATTTCCGTTTCCTCTACGGTGACAGAACCTTTCTTAATAGCTATTCTGAGGATATTATCAAACTTCTGCAAATCCATTACATACCCACTCAGTTCTTCGCTTTCGTTGTATGTCTTGTTTTGTTTTATCCCACCGTTGCCTGCAATTAATATTTTATCAGATATTCTTAAACAGTATAATCTAAGCTTGCCGGATGTTATCGGCAATGCACATACATTATCTTTTACCTTTCCTTCCGGTCTAAAATAACGCTCAAATACACCATTATCTAATATCTTCTTCACTGCTAAAAGGATTATTTGATAGTCTCTTCTAAGCTCTGCATTATCTTTAAATTTCATCAGAAACTTTTCAAATTCGGAAATATCTTCACCTTCAAAGCAAATAGTATATAATGTAGCCTTATCTGACTTATCTACCAATTTTACATTTATCGCAGCCATACAGTTAACTTTTTCTGCCACAAATATAACAAGATAAGTAAACAAAGTGTTCACTTTAAAGTGTATTTAACCGGGTTTATTCACATATTTAACAAAATATGAGGTGAGTTGGCGGTAATTCCAACAAGTCAAAGAACAATTTACATAATATTTTCCAGTATTTTCCAAATTGGAAAGGACTGGTATTGTCATTCCAGTAATTTTCTTCTGCAATGTTCACACAAAAATTTCTTCGCTACCGGGAACATCTTCTGCCCCACATACCCACTAAGATACTGCGCCTCTTCCCCGTACGGGTCGATGCCAAATGCACGTGAGATATGCCGGCATAGATGCCCCTTTTCATGGTCGAAAGAGTTCTGAAACTCTTCCGGCGAAGAAGTAAGAGCAATAACCATTACGGTCTCTCTGTTCCGGATATTGGAATAGGTGATGCCTGTGTTCAGATTACAAGCGCGCATGTTCTTATAGGCATTCACCAAATCCAATCCCCTGCATCCTACCCGTTGAAGGTCGGCGATGATGCGGTCGGTATAATAGCAGTCCACTGCGTAATATACCCTCACTTCCCAATCATAGTCCGGTATGTAGAATTCTTGTACTATCATGACCTTTCTTCTTTTCTTTCCTCCAGCATGTCCTCCCAGGGGATAGGAACCCCCTTGCCGATGCAGGTGGCGTAGAATTCATCGAACGCACGGCACGGGTCGCCGTCAATATCGTCGAGGTACAATTTCACATGCACGCACAGGTGCGCTTCATCCGCAAGGGATTTCTTGTAGAAATCGGCTTTCAGCATATTGGCGACATAGCAGACGTCGTACAGCTCGTCATGTTCAACGGTTATCCCGTTCCGTTTCAGCATTTCGTCCACCTCGCTCTTCGTCCACGGCACAAGACTTTTCTCCTTGCCAGTGGAGTCATCCTTCACCTTCATCCTTGAAATGGCAAACTGTGCCATTCTCTTTGAGAAATGCCACCCGTAGCAGCCAAGATACTGCTGCATTCCCGGGGGGAACTTGTCGTATATATCCAATCTTTGTCCCATAGTCTTTTTCTGTTTTAATAAACTGGTAAAAGAGGGGATTACTCCCCTCTCCATTACATGAACTCCCCGTTGGCGCGTCTGCGTCTACGTTCGCTCATATCTTCGCCATAAGGCTGTGCGCTGCGGCGTTCGCTGTAAATCGGATATTCCGGGAAGTAACCCGGCATACGGCGTTCGCTCATATCCGAACCACCGCTATAACTTCCGCCGCGTGAGCCACCGCTATTACGATAACCTATTTCGCCGCCCTGCATCTCACGCATGGCTTTCTCGTAACCATGACGGAAACCCTCTTTGTAGGCTTCTTCCATAGGATTACCGCTTCTCATACCGAAGTCACGGTCATATTCACCGCGTCCTTCTTCCAATATTTCCCACATTCCCATATTATTTCTTTGTTTTAGATGTTTCAGCCACTCCGAGCTGCTCCATAAGTCGTTTATTCAAATCCATAAGGTCGGACATATTCTTGCTCATTTCTGCCATTTGCCCTTTCAGAGAGGATATTTCCTGCTCCTGACGCTGTTTCTCTGCAAATTCAGGGTTTAGGAGCGTCAGCATCTTGTCACATCCCGCAATGACAGAGTTATGAAAGTCCATACTGTTGATGATGTCTATGCTTTTCTGCTTCATAGAAGCGACCTCGTTATTCATCGCATCACGCGAGCATGATACCACAATATTGCCGTTCTGCCCGAAATCGGCTATATCCATGCCGGCAGGAAGGTTTTGAAATGTGGTGTTTTGTCCGTTGATGCAGACCACAATATCCACAACCATTTCCATTTGAGGCATTTGCCCCATAGGAGTAGCCATAGGGTATTTCGGTTTGGGAGCTGAAACGCTGACTACCGGGCCGTATTCGATATACGGATTGGCATCCTTATGAAGTATATATAACTGGTTATTGGTACGAAGTGATTGAAACATAATGATTTGGTTTTAATAGACCCCGGGCGACAAAATATGTCCCGGGGTCAGGTTAACTACTTGCTCTTTTGAGCGGTTGCTTCTGCTGTCGCCGCCGACGTGGTTGTCGGACGATACCCACCGTTGACAAGGAACAGCTCATTGGTGTACTTGTTATAGTGGATTTCGTAGATACCCGTTCCGGCAAGGTTGCCGACAGTCACCGGCTCATTGTTGTAAGCCAGCAACGGTCTCGTGTCCCCATTAGTCCCTATCAGTATCGGGAGTGTAGCAGTCGTACCGGCAGGTATTGCCTGACGGAGACTTACATAGAAACCGCCTACATAGTCCCTGTTACGGAACGCATGATTAGGAAGTTCCAAAGTAACGTTCTCCGTACCGACCGTTACAGCCACCGTAGGAAGAGTATTATAGTTCACTCTGCCAAGTGACGGGAACTGGAAAGGAAATCCTGTAAAAAAGTTAGGCCACATAATTACCCCCTTTCTTACCAGAATTAACCCCAGTAGTTGTTGCAACCACATCCATAACCGCTACGACCGTATGCGGCATCACCGGCATAAGCGCCAAAGGCGGCAGCGCGGTAAGTGTCAAGGTTTACGCCGACAATGTTCGGATATTGTACCGGAACTGTGTTAGGCAACTTACATTTGATGCCGTCAACGTCGCTTTGTAATGCCTGTAATCCTGCCGCCAAAGGAGCAATCTGTTGTCCTACCGCATTCAGGATAGTGGCGTTTTGGTTACGTTGAGAGATTTCAGCGGTCAAAGTGGCTTTTTCCGCAGTCAGAGAAGCAATCTTGTCTTGCAGTGCCTGGTTCTGCATGGCATCCAACTTGGCGATGATAGCCTGAGTATTGGCGGTTGCACCGTCACGCAATGACAAAGTGTTCTGGTTAGCCGTGTTAACCAAAGTATTGGTTTGGTTACACATGGCAAGCTGGTTCTCATAGCCCATTGTGGTAATGGCGTTCTGCGTCTTGCAGCAGCAATCTGCCAATTGTGTGAGAACAGCCTGATTGCCGGACTGGAATGCGTTGATGATTTGCTGGGTAGACATGCCCACCTGATTGCCCACATTGGCGATAAGTCCTTGAATGTTACACAAGGCGCTTTGCAACTGCTGGGTAGAGCAGTTCAAAGAAGAGGCAAGCTGATTGATGGCGTTACCGTTACCCTGAATGGCTGACATCAGGTATTCACGACCCACATCACCGTTAAGCTCGGCAGGCAGACCGCCGCCATTGCCAAAGCGGTTACCGAAGCCGTTACCGCCCCAACAGAACCACAAAAGGATAATCCAGATGAACCACATTCCGCTTCCACCCCACATGTCTTGGTTGTTACGTCCTTGGTTCAGTAAAGCGAGAAGTCCGGGGTCTACACCCTTGCTTCCCATCAGGTTGGGTAGCATAGCCATAATGTCAAATTTGCTTCCGCCATTACCGCCGTTACCGTCCTGATTAAAAACGTACGTTCGTTCCATAGAGATTTATATTTATACTAATTACGGTCAATATCAACCGCATCACAAAAGTATAAATACGCAATCTGCCATGAAATCAATTGTTTCCCAACGACTTCTTTATATTTTCCCAATATATTCTCAACATTTTCCCACCTTCCATGCGCTCCTGGAAATTGGAAATCATGTAGTTTATCGCACGCTTGGTCTTATGGATTTGTAAGGCTATTTGAGACGGATACATGCCCCTTTCAACCAACAGCCGAACAAGCAGATAGCGGGCGTCTACGGTCTCCGTATCCTTATCCGAAGATAGTATTCGATTGACTGGAATTTCCGTCTCCTGCGAGACGAGATTAAGTGTTTCGGCAAAGATTTCTGACTTACACATAGTTTTTCTGAATTTTATATTTATCTTTGCCCTGCCACATAAAATATTTGATTCTATACGAACAAAGCACAAGATACCGTGTTGAAGATATTTAAGCCTCCAACGTGCGGTATCTTATGCTTTTTCAAATTTTTATGTGGCAATAATTATTTGAACGTTGGGGGCTTTCTTTCTACTCTAAGCCCCGAAAGAGCGCCAGCGATAAGCCGACTTCTACATCGTTAATTTCCTTCTTATCTTTATGGTGAGCCAAGCTATCACGAACAAAATACAGGTTAGATTTATCGAAAGACTGGCGCCGCCGTAATTGATTTTAAACTTCTCCCACCATGACAACTCTTTTTCTACTGGATAAGGCTTTGGTACTTCAACTCTTCTTATCCTTTCGATGAAATACGGTATCTTGACTGTTACCGTTGCATGAGGGTAAATGCCCAATGAATGGTTCAATATACCATTGCTCCATGAAGCGTAGCTGTAGGCATACGGGTTATGAAGGAATGATGTTGTATCGGAAACCGATACGCTGTCCTTGTACGGTATCAGCTTCTCTTGAAATGTAGTGTCATGGTAGATTATGCTGTCGAGAACTTTTGTCTCAACGGGCATATAAACAGTCCTCGTTCTGCAAGAGCTCACGACCAGCACAAGCAATATTACATACAATAATCTTTTCATATTTTTTTCCAATTATCCTTTAACCAAGTAATTTCATCTTCGGTAAAGCTGCGGTCGGCGATGATGATTTTGCCGTGGCAGCCAATATATATATCTTGCGGCTTATTATTAATATTTTGTTGAGCAGCTCCAATAATCAGAACATCAGTATCATCTAATAAACCTGATTCAATTCCGATACCGTTATACGAGTTCTTTGTTTGATATACAATGCCACTGTCTGCAAATATTATACTATTAGTTCTTCCAAAACTAAGAGCCTGATTGGCTCTAAATTCAAACTCAAATGCCCCTAAATTATCTCCGCTTCTGTTTCTTTTACCTATAAAACAAGAAACGGAACGAATATCAAACCACGTCCTATCCGCCATCACCGCGTAATCCGTTAATATAGGGAAACCGTAGCAGACGGCGTACATCTTACCATCGTAGCAGAGCTGGTTGGGATAATCGGGAATTTGAGTGATAGTAATTTCTCCAGTACCAGCGCTAACATAAAATCCTACCTGATAAGGATTTTCTGCTTTAATACTTTCAGGAATTTCATTTATTCCCTCGGTAAGTGTTATTTCTTGCCTACCATTTTCGGTTGCGTATTGATAAGTAAGGACATTATTTCCAAGATTTTGAACATTTACTGTATAAGCTGGCATTTCTGTTGTAGCGTATCTAACAAATAAATAGTTATTCGCTGCTGGAACAACCTTAACAGTATTATGTGAAACATCGGCAACAACACTTGTTTTACTATAAGAAGTAAAATCAATTTGATACACTCCCATTCCGCTGTTCAGCTTCCCCTTACCGCCGTACAGATAGGCGTGGTTACCGTTGCCGCTAAGGTCTTTTAGGATTGATGTAGGGAGTTGGGTGATAGTGATGTTACAATCACCTGTTTTATTAACAGCAAAACCAAAATAAAGATTATTATTTGGGAATATATAAATACCGTCTTTTTTAATATGCGTTTCAGGTCTACCTCTTCCTTGTCTAACAATAAGATATTTATCTTCTGTAACTCCAGTAACGCGAATGGTCAAATCAGAGTAGGGTTCTTTAGCGTCTTCTACAATATTATTAGTTTCAACTACGTTTGTTATAACAATAGCATTATTAGTAATTTTAGCAGTACCTCTATAATCTCTGTATTCCCACCCTGTAAAATCTTCCGCATAGGCCTCAATCACATCATAGTTAGTCATACCTTGCGAAGCAGGGTCATAGATAGCCTTTATTGACTCTTTTAAACCTTTCGGCCATACAAGACCACCGTCCGAAGCAGAGGGGAAACCGACAGACGGGATGCCGATAGTAGGCAAGCCGATTACGGGGATAGTGATGTTGGGGATAGTGATTGGGTTCATAGGCTATTCCTCTTTAATCATCTTAGCTTCTAATACTTCTGAAGAGCTTCTGATTGTAATGTTTATACCATTCGCTATCCCTACGATACGGAAAATTACATTAGGCGCACCGCTATTCTGGGATGCATTGGGGTAAAGAGGAGCAGGCTCCAAATCATCGATTCCCGCAAAGGCGGTAACTAACCCGCCCTTATTCTTTATCTGTATGGTAACGGGATTGCCGTCGCTGACAAATGTTGCGTAATACGCATTCTCGCTTTCGTTCTTTTCAAATGATAAAATTTCTGCTGCCATGATGTTTACTTTTTAGAGTTTCAATACTTGGTTCCTGTTGCCTTCCCTTCGGTGGCTGACGTGTACCCATGAGAAGTTTTTCTCATCAATGACCTGGTCGAAGGGAAGCTTCAATTCTTGTATAAGATTGAACAGCCTTTTGTTCTCTTTCGGGGTATTCGGAGTACCGACAATATCAGCAGCACATCCATTCATGTGGTCGCTTGTTTTAGAGCCGCCTACCGCCTTATTCAAAGCAGGACAACGGTATCCGCTTGTTACTGTGATAGGCTTGCCGTAAGCCTCTCTTAACGGGTCGAGAACATTGTCAACCAACGCTTGTGCATTGGGGAGCAGTTCTTTCGGCAGTCTGTTATCTATAGCTTTCTTATCAGCCGTTTCGCTTTTAATCAGTTCTGCAATTGTAAAGTATCTCATGCTATTTCTCCTTTCTAAAGTATTTGTCATAAACCACACGAGCCACCCAACCGACAACAGCGCCGACACCGAATGACACAACAGTAGTCAAGTTTACCCAAAATGGAGTGTAGTGCATGTAAAGCATAACTCCCACGATGATAGCGATAACAATCGCTGCGATAATCAATTTCTTTTTCATTTTGTTACTCCTTATCTTTAGTTATTATTTCACTCATATCTTCTTTCTCAACATCGAGTACTTTTTTACCGAATAGGCCTAATGCTTTTAGTAAGTTGAAATTATATCCTTTGGGCTTTAGAATGTTACTTATAATAGAGCAGAACTCTATAAAGCAGACAAACAGGCATGAATACACATCAATATTCCACTTGCTTCCGGAAGCGATGTTTATCATCACCACCATACATACAAAAGCGAAGTAAGTCACCATCTTACCCATAGTCCTGCGGATAGCACTGGAAAAGCGCACTTCTTCGCCCATCAACAGGCTTTTCCTCACTCCAAATGCCAAGTCACACACTACGACTGAAAATGTCACTATCAGCCACGGTATCATGTGTTCCAATGACTGCATAATAAAGCTACTCGCTATTACCGAAAATCCCCCAGGTATGCTTTGGGTAATAATGTTATTCTGCATCTTATCGTTACTTTTACAATTATCCGTATCTTTGTGCCGTTCACAGCGGTATGTAATTACCGCTATTCCCGTTTTGCTCGTGAGAGTAGGACGGGATTTTTATATTTTGCCGTAATAGTGAAACCACGCTCCCCACTTCCGTTCTTTCAGATAGTTCGGATTGCCCTGGTTCAGTTTGGCTTCCATCTCAAATGCGCTCGCACGGTAAGCGTTGGCGTTCACTTTGCCGTCACCTATCCTGCTATCTGTGAACAAGTGATACACGAAGCTCACAAACCATTCAGCCAAATACAGTATGTAATAGAATAGCGGGATAAGGAGCAACCACCACGCACTGCCATAGAATGACAATAATGCGGACGGGATAGCCGCTATCTCCATGCACTCGAAGAACTGTTTCTGATGTGTACGCTCATGGCGTTCTGTCTCGGCGGTTATCTCTTTCAGAATGGATAGGATAAAGCCGAAGAGCATGATTGTATGATAGCTGCCAAAGAGGATAAGTTTCGCAAACCAGTTGTCTAAAAAGATTGTTTTCATAATTTGTTAAGCTGTTATATACATTACACGAATAGTATTTAAATAGTAATATGCCATAATATTGAAGTCCTCATTGGGCGATAATACCTTTTCAACAACAGGGATATTTATCAATGTACTATCTTCTTCTTTATATGATTCCCATATAAACATTGTTGATGCCTCTTTTAAACGCCAATAATTATCGGCAGAACCGCTACTGTATGTTTTTACTATAATTCCACCTGGCGGAACGATTATTGTTTCTAATACCACTTCACTGCCTTCATCGTTGTAACCATACAAATCAACAGTCTTGTTATTGCTACTGCTGTTAATTAAAACACTTATGCAGTCTTCTTTTTTTACGGATATATTATTAGCTATCCCGCCAAGAATTTCAGTACTACCCACAAACAGCCCAGCTCCAGCCGAACCAACTCTAAGATTACTATTTTCGTTACTCATAATTGTTGTTTTAATCGGTTACACAATATGCTGTATTGGCATCCTTAGAGCCAAGAGCCTCGTATTCGGCGGCGGTTTTCTTGGTTATGGTGGTGAGGTTGTCGGAAGTAATAACATCTGTAATTACAATCTTATTGTTATTGCTTGTTTCCGATACATCATAGTAGTATATATAGCAATACTTTAATGATGTCATGTAGCCAAAAGTAAACAGTAATGCGTAATATCCATTTCCTGCTTCTGCCAAGCAATACTGAATATTTGCATTTATGATATAACCAAACCAAGCTCCAGTCGTATCGTCAAAATGTCTTATACTAAATCTAAGGTCTGTATATTTTCCATCAGAATAACCCTCAACAAAACTTCTAAAATTACCAAATAATTCGTCAGCTAAATCCTGTACGGTTTCTCCTGTTATGACAGTGTTATTAATCCATTTATTGATAATAGTACCGTCTACGTCTCTAGCAAAAATTTTATCATCAACGTATTTCTTTGTCGCCGGATGATAAGGCTCCGTAGGGGTGAACGATGAAGTGTTGGTCTTGGTGAGGACGTCACCAGTAAACACAAATTCTTTCCAATCAGTCCTAATTCCTTGTTGATTTCCACCGCCTCTTGCAAACCATCTATTAGTTAGATAAGAGCCATAGATTTGATTAGAACGGCTATAATGGGCGTTTGCGAAAATCAATGCTCCATTCTCATTAATGGGATAATTATTTTCAGGTGTTGTGTAACCAGCAATGCTTTTCTGCGTAGCAAACCCCGCTCCATTTATGTCATTTAAATCCTCTGATGTAAGATTTAAATGCTCGGGAACTTCCACCCAATCTTTATTTTTACGACCGTAGACGTTACCGTCAGAGGGGGCTTCGTAAATATGATTTAAAACCTGAGACGATTGGGTAGCAACTCCGTCCGTGACTGTTACAACTAATTGGAAAGTCGTTTCTGTAATAATTGCCATCATAAAATTAGCATTATTAGCATCCGTATAGGTAGCCATCGCCATTATCGGAATATATACAAGTTTCATCCCTGGTTCTTCGGGGATGTTTGCCACAACACATACAGTATCTTTATTGACGATGCTCTGACATATATCCATGAAAGCGTCTTTCCCACCAAAGGCATTAAATATCTCATCGGATGTTGCTTGGTCGCTTAGGCTCATCGCAGCAGAAGGAATAACTACCACATTCCCCGAACCGCCACCAGCTATCTTCCCTTGATTAACCCAGTCGCCGTTTACCCATGCGTAGTAATCGTAAGGAGCTTCAGTACCTACGGCCATGAACCCGTCAACTGCCGAGCCGTCGGGAACGGCGGATTTCAAGGCTTCAAGGGTGGCGTATTCTCCGGCAATACGGAAAGAGCTTCCCGGTTCGCCCTTGCAATAAATACCCGTCTTGTCGAAGCTATCTGTTTCTTTGTTATACACATAGACATAATGGTCTGTTCCTATATAGGTCGGATTGTTGGCAACCTTTTCGGCATCTTGTGCGGCTGTATTAGCGGCCGCTGCTTTTTCTTCAGCATTTGATGCGGCGTTGTTTGCGGATTGAGTAGCTGCTTCCGCTTCTTCTTTAGCTGCGTTGGCATCGGATGCAGCTTGTGCCGCCAATTCTGCTTTCTCATTGGCCGTATTTGCGGCTGTCTGTGCTGCGGTGGCATTACTTTCTGCTTTATCGGCGGCTTCGTTTGCCTTATCAGCAGCTTCCAAAGCAGGAGCGGCTAATAATTCAAGTGGAGCACGTACAATAATCTCCTCTCCATCTTTCTCTTGATATGCAGGTAATGATGTGATACCGTCCAAACTTTCCGCTTCTGGTACATCACCAACGCCTTGTGAATCTTTTTTTAATTCATCTTCTATTTCTCGTAAATCCTGTTCAGTCCAAGCCATAGTTATTATTGTTTATTTAGTATTTCGGCAGAATCATTGATTGCATTGTCAAATATTTGTTTCATTTCTTCTGTCGTCAGTCCATTATCCTCCCTAAAAGAAAGTCCTAAAACACCATTGACAGAAGCATTGTAGAAACCGACAATGACATCATCTTTCGTTATATTGGCTGTAATAGCATTAACTCCACCAGACTTGTTTGCTGACATATTGTATTTGATACGTATGTCTTCGGAAACTCTTGTAGTTCCTTTTTTATTTACATTTGTAATTTCCATTATTTACCCTCAATTAAATTGATTACTTGTACATAGCCGCCGGGATTAAGAAACGCAGCCGCCTCTTTAATCATTGCTGCTTCTTCGATGTTTAATTCCATTTCGTCTGTAGCTTTATAAATACGTATACTTAAATCGTATGCCATAACCTTTTCTTCCGGCTTAGCATTTGCTTTTTTTTCAAGCCATTTCCCGCTAAATAACAATGCGGAAACTACATTCTTGATTAATTGCGGAGCGCCATTATCTTCTATAATAACTTCTCCTTTGTAGTTTTTGAAGGGTTGATTAAAATTGACTTTCATATATTGTAAAGTTAAAGTGTTTAATAATATCTATCTACAGAACCATCAGAGTTGTAGAAAACCAAACCGTCTGCTGATAGCTTGCAATAAGGAGAGGTAAGTCTTACGAACTCTCTTATTATTATATACCCGCCATAAGAACCACTCACTGTTTCTGTTCCCATTTCTATTACGTTACCTGAATATGCGTAGACGCGAAATCCAGAACTATTTATTCTTATCGTGGCCATTCCGTCATCCAATCCAGCTTCTAAAGCGCTTACTTTTATAAAATTAGAGTTTAAGTACCCACCGGTAATAATAGTGCTTCCTAATTGGGATGCTTCAACTGCATCTTCGTATGCAAGTCCGCCAAGAGAGGACGATGAAACCTTCTCATTAATAGTGTTTTGTAAGGTGCTATTCAAGGAGTCAAATGTAACAGCTCCGGATATGTCTATCTTTTCTGCATTAATTTTAATTCCTTCATCTCCGAAATTTATAGCAGCGATAACCCCATCTTTGGGAGTGTACGCTTCTAAATTGATTTTATTGGCGTTTATAACTATTCCTTCATCACTGACGTTTATAGAATTAATGATGTCGTCCTTTTTAACGAATAATGAAATTTCATCATTTATTCCGTCAATCTTAATACCTAACTCCTTTACGCTGTCTCCAATTTCTTCAACAGATAATGCAATGCTATCAGCCCGCTGTTCTATTTGTGAGAACTTTTGATTATTGCTCTCCGAAAGCTCCTTCACTTCCAGTCTAATGCTTTCTGCGGTCTGCTCTATCTCTGAACTTAACTTTGTGTACAAGTCCTCATAGGCGTTGTGGGTCAACGCCAACGAATGTATGTATATGTCCCCTGTAAACTTCAACTCAAAATCACCTGTTCCGTCCCATGTGCCGGAATACTCCTTCATTGTATATTCTTCACCCGGTTCGAGCTGTTCGGTAAAATGCAGGTTTTGACCGGGAAAGCCTATCGTAAGCGTCCCTGCTGTAATCACCTTGTATTTAAAGGAGATAAAGAACTTTCTCGGTTCTTCTCCTTCCTCATAAGTCGGCTTATTGGCTAAATCAGCATTGGATTGTTTTATGCCGGAAGAAAGTATGCGAAGCACGTTTCTATCTCCGTCTCTGATAATGGCAGCCATAGCATCCTTACGGGAGTAGAACTTTCCATTCACCAATAAGAATTTTCCGTTTACAGTGAAAAAGTGAATGTCATTCTTTGCTTCCCAACCGTTCGTATTGGATGCGAATGCTGAATTGTACAGGTAGTTATCCTCTGCCTGTATCTCGTCAAGCACTTTGGAGATTTCCGAATAAATAAGGTCTTCCAATATCTGGAACTGGGTAAGGATATTAACACCCGTTTTCAGGATAAAATCACCGGTAACTTTATTGCCGTTGGGACTGAAAGCTGTCACTTCCTTGCCTGCCATTGAATAGGAATCTATTCCGGCGTATTGATGGATACTTGGCGCATCATCACCATACACAGACAATGTTATTGCATTCTGACGCTTCTTGTCTGTTCTGTTTCCGAGTTGCACAAGGCTGTCACCTTCCTGCGGTATGTCACTACCGGCATCACAGTCTGTCTTGCTTAAATCAATATAATCCTCGCCAACACCCACACACAAACGCCAGTAATAACGGTTGGAAACATTCTCATAGACACCAGGTTTGATGTTGAAGTCTTGAAACCGTACCTGGTCGCCTTCTTTGAACGGGTTTTCAATAGCCGTTTCTCCATCATCCACCAAAAGATAGCAACGCCAAAAATCTTCATGCTCTTCCACCGTTCCGCATTTCATTCCGGCGGCGGTAAACATGTAGTTACCCCCTGCATAAGAGAGCTTCTTTATCTCCAGTTCAGAGAACATCGCTTTGATGCGGACAGACAGTTTATCTACTTCAATGTAGGATTTACCCGTCGTGCTGTCTACTTTGATGACAAACCCCTCACCGAGCGCACCGGAAGAAAAGTTCATTGATTGGATGTAGTCAGAAAATAATCCACCTAAGAACTTTATTAAATAACTGGTTTGGTCTGGCTTGGTTTTATTTAAAAACAGCTTGTCACCAAAGGCTTTAATGATTGATTCCACTTGTTGGGTAGTCAATCCGCCACCGCCTTGCCCGCCTACAATAGAATCTATCTGATTCTGTATTTTTTCTAAAGTTCCTACAGCTTTATCATTGCGGAGAGTGATACCATATGTCGGAATAAGTCCGTCTCCTTCTTTTATCGTAAGGCTGTCAATGATAATGCTCCCATTGATGTTTAGGTCTTCATCTTCAAATAACATCAAATCCCCTTCTTTTATGCTGTCGTGCAGTTCAGGGTGGCGAGCCATAAATATTTCATCCACCTTAGGCTCATAAGTATATCTTACATAATCGTTTTTTGCAAGATATTCTTTGGAAACTGTTAGCAATCTTTGGGAAGCGGCTTTTATGTATACATCCGGCATATCAATTCCCAGAAGCACAAATTTATCTCCGGCCTTTATTTTGAAATCCTTATATGGAAAATACAGATTTAATCCCTCATCATAGGTTCTGTTGCAGGTTAGAACCCACATATTCCCTTGCTTTATGGGTTTATCAGCATCTCCGAGTATTTCAAATTCACGCCCACCGCACATTCCGCTTTTCATGGATATGGTAGCAGTTTCCCCCGTCAGATAGTCGTTTATGTCAAACCCAATATCTTTAAGATATATCTTGAATGGCGGGATAGTTTCTCCTTCTTCGAAATATCCATCATCTGTAATTGCTGTATTATCTTTATTTACGGAATCGGCGGCAATTTCATCCAACGCCCCGGTGGCATTTACGCTTATTCCTGCATCTATTAATTGTTGCGCAGTCATTCCTTCCATTGAAGGGTATATTTCCGGTAGGGAACTGTCGCTTCCATCAAAGAATACCGAGCCTTCCCGTACTCCGATAGCATCTATGTTTTTGCTATCAAGGTATGGGTCGAGCGTCTTTCCGGGAAAATCAGGAAGCATTAAGTTTTTAACGGCCATATTATTGGGAACCAGTGCGCCGGAAGGTCTTTTGTATTTTCTTGGGACGTTATCGGTTTCAATGCCGTTTTCTATCCGTATTTTAGCACCGATACGAACATTATTCTTGTCGGATTCTCTGTTCATCAAGACGTAGCACTTCCCAAGGTAACTACCTCTTCTCATTTTATAGGAATGTCCGTTGATTGTTACATCGTATAATGTTGTATCAGACAGAAATTTCATGTAAAAGGGGAGTGTCACGACAGCGCCGTCTATTACATGGGTGTTTGGGTCGTATCCATAAGATACATCCTCAATGGGTGCTTCTATGATAGGGCTGCCATACGTAGTGTAATAGTTATAAGGCAAGTTTCTCGTACTACCGTATGCTCTTAGCCGAGTAATAATCTTCTGCGATGAATCCGCAGTCTTTTGTATGGAATACAATCCTTTGCCTTTTCCATATCCGAACATACTACCTACGGCAATTCCGGCTGTACCTATGGTTATTGTTCGCCCTCTTATGATAAAGTTTGCATTAAACTCGCTGTTTACCAATGCGAGTGCATCCCATACATTTATATTACTTATTGATATGGACTTGTTAGTGTCGTTCACATATTCAGGATGTACCGCAACCGTCCATTTTTGTTCTCCTTTATAGATGCGGTCAAGGTTTACTTGTATCCTTTCTGCAAGGGCGTTAATATTTTCGGCGTAGAAACTGAATGTAGGTAGTGAGGAGTAGTGGATTAAGTTATCCTCTTTTACATAGTCCAGAAATTCACATCTCGTAAGCTCGTCTGCGAGCGAGTTGAAAACCACGTTCTCATACTTGAAAGCCTCTCCGTATGTATTCTTGGCGGCTTGCTTCAGTTCGGTAGGGTCGTAGTTTATTTCAAACCTTTCTTCACGATATGTCAGATAGTCTCCGACTTCAAAATCAATGGGGGTGGGGGACGTAACGGTAATGTTAACGGAACAAGCTCCCATGAACTCTCCGTTATATTCCAGCTTCTCGGCGATACATCGCTGAGTTTGCCCATCCTTGCTATATATTATAAACCGTCCCATTATACAGAAAGAATAATTTGTGTTTTGGGGTCGGTTACCCGAAATGTAATATTAAAAGTTACAACATCTCCCTCATCCGTATTACGAACGAAAAGGTCATGCTTTATGGATTTGAAATAAATTCCTTGCCTGCCTATTTTAGTATAAGTGTCATAAACCTTCAGTTCAGTTCCGTAACCATCTTTCCCAATCAGATAGTCCAGGAAGGCGATAATCTTTTCATTGGCCGTCCCCATATCCCCTTTATAGGCAAACTCTACGTCCATATCATAGGCTTGCATACAGAGTTCTTCGGGGAAAAAAGTGTCTTCCCCGTCTTGGTCTATCCAGTCTCTTTTAGGCAAATCCTTAATCTCTCCATATACAGTAAAAGGGAAATCCTTGCACACAATTCTCCATTGGGACTGCGTATCAATAACAGGACTTCCCAGTTTACTTTTTTGAAAATAGATACTGTAAGGTTTTGCCATGTGTTATTTTGAGTTTGTGTCGTAAAAAACAAAAAGAGCCAATCAACGGTATATCCGTTAATCAGCTCTTTGGCTTGTATTATCAATACTGCAAATATATGGTGTATTTTCTAAATAATCAAATAAAATATTAGAAAATTACCGTGATTTGCACGAAATGTCTGTATCTAAATAACACTCTTCTGCTTTTTGATAAGATGTCTGTTTAGCGCTTTCAAGTCAAAAGGTTTTTGTGTAATGATAGAGTTGGTTTTAATGATTGTCATACTCTCTCTTCCTACTAATTTCATTATTTCTATTTTTTCATACTGTATGTCTCTGATTATTTTTGAAAGTCTATTCCTTATGGTGTTTATATCCATAGCTCTACTTTTTTAAGGTAAGACATAGGGAAATGTCGCCTGATGTGGCGGTTAACGACAACACTATGCCTATTTAATCTTGTTCCAGTGCAACCGCCACGGAGCAATGGTAAGACAACGTTGTTTACAAAACAAACTTACGCATTTTTAGCTGTTGTTCAAAACATAGCCTTGCTATTATTTCATTTTTCTATTGATTGATAGAGCTATTCAGAAACTTATTTACGAAGTAGACCTGCCCTTTTCCCGTAAGTTTTGTCGTAATTGTAGTATGTAATACTCCGCCGCTACCTGAGCGTACGCCTTTCTTTATCTCGAATAATCCCTGTTCTACATATTGTTGATTCGGAATGTTGTATCGCTCTCCATGCTTACCTAAATACCCGTTTTCACGCATCCATGCAAATAACCTCTTTTCTCCGATAGGGTATCCATTCTGTGTGATAATCTTTGCTAATTCTCCGATTAAGCAAGAACTATTCGCTGATTGTACGGCATTGGTAAAAGCTATGGCGGGAGTGGCTTCGGCAACTTTCTGTTCTGCTTCAATTCTCTTTTGGCGTTCCTCTTTCAAATTTTGTAATGCTTGTATAGCGAAATCCGGATTAGCAAGTAGTTTCTCTATGGTAATATCTGTAGCATAGATTCCATGCTTACGTATTGAAGGGATAACTTCATCACATATCCAACTTTGAAATATATCTGCGTCAGGCTTTCTGGACTGGAAAATACATCTGTATAAATTTCCTTCATTAATAAAGGTTGCTTTTGTATTTCCTAACTCATTGATAATCACGCCCTCATTTTTACATAGGGCTTGTAAATCAATAACTTGCAATCCTTTTGCATTTAATCGATTTTTCACTTGGCTGGGATTGCTTAAGTCTAATGCCTTACAAACATCTGCAAGGCAGAATAACGGTTCTTCACTTGTTCCTGCAACTCTAATCTCGCCAAAAGATTCATTCTTGAAAATCTGAATATTATTTTTCATAATGTTACTTCTTTATATTAAATGAAAAGGGGAGCACCAGCCTAACCGTATAAAGTGGAAGTTTACGAGTTAGACCGATGTCCCCAAATATCTTTATCTATGCAGAACTTCCACAAACTGCAACTGTGATAGCTATCTTGTGGGAGCAAAGTTATTAAGCATTTGAATATCAGTCAAATGTTAATAATATCACTTTCTATCCTATTTTGGGATGGATGAAATAGAATGAAATAACGTGAAATAGAATGAAAATCAATTCTAATAAAAAAACTTATTATTTCGCTGTAATTTAGATTCTATCCAAACAACAAACTAATAATTGTTTATTGCCGTTAATTTCATGGGCTTTGTGCCGTAATGTGTTAACCAATGATAATAACTGTGATACCCATAACTTTGTGTTATAATGTAACGATTTGAAATATAGTTTATTCCTGCTTAGGTGTTAGTCCCATACTTGCCATGTCAAACAAACGTCGTAAGCAATTTGCCGATAGCAAAACCTTCTTTCCTGATAAGATGTAGTCTTTTTGATGGATAAACCACTTCTCAATAAAGTTTTTACCCTCTTTTTCGTCGGCAAAAAATAATTGGCTTATTTCATTCAGACTGCACGGATATTCTGCTCCGGCGTTATGCTTGTTTACGATATTACGTACATATTCCTTTATTTTAGGGATAGGGGTGGAGTAGGTAATCTTATTTGTTTTCATATTCTTTCCTTTAAATTATAATTTATCTATAGCCAACCCGCCAGCCGTATTACTGGCGGGACATCGTAACATGAACGTTGGTCGAAACCTCAACATGCATCTATGCTAACATGTGGCAATATATTCTTGTTAAGTCTTCTAAGGTCAAAATTCGGTTTAGAAGCATTTGGGTTGCATTTTTTGACAGACATAGGAGATAGCATCCTCATTATTTCCAACTTCTCCTTCTGTATATCGAGTATAACTTCGTCCAGTCGCTTTCTTAATTCTTGCATATTCATTTTGGGTATAGTTGTGGCTGTCGGGCATTAGAACCGACTGCCGGATGATTAAAATAGCGTGATTAGTATTTCTTCATGCAGCTAACGAATAAGGCTATGATAGATATAAGTACACCTGCAATGGCAAATATCAAATTCCAATTGATAGGATTGTGTAAGTTGGGGTTAACGGCAAGATAGTGCTTACCCTCTTCGGTGAGTTTGACATTCCATACATGACCGCCAACTACATAATTAGCCTTCACCAATCCTTTTCTTTCAATGGAACGGATGGAAGCAGTAAATACATGCTGTGGATATGTTGCCGGGCATTTCCCGCCAAACTCCGCAACAATCCGGAATGCTTGTTTCTCTTCCTTTGTTAATTTAATCCGTTCCATAACCTACTCGTTTTCTGCAAATTTACTAAATAATACGCAAAAACATGTTATGCAGCAGGGTCAATTTCACCCTTAATCTGCTTGATGGCTCTCCTCGCATTCCACTCGTTTTCGTACAAGGCGATAATGAAGCGTCTGCCCCTTTCAGTCCATACCGTATATACATTTGTTCCTATCGAACCGTCCGAACGAGTGTATGTCTGGGTGCGGGTGGAGTGTAATCCCCAAGTAGAGTAGGGGGAATGTAGCAGCCATTGCCCGGATTGGCGATAGATAATTCCTGCTTCCTTTAGTTTCTTGTGCAGTTTCTCTGCGTCCATTCCTATCTGCTTGGCGATTTGTGTGCTCGTCAGAGTATTTACGCTTTGCAGGTGATTGTTGTAGTAGGTGACTTTGGGAGCTGCTTCCTTGATTTCCTTGTCTTGCAGTTCGATGGTGGCTTGCTGTTGTTCCGTTTCAGCTTCAAGCTGCTTTAAACGCTCCTCTCTTTTTGCAAGCGTGGCTTGTGCGATGGTTAACGCACGTGCCATGATTTCTTCGGGAGTGTCGTTTGGGGTGGTGGAGATGTAGCCGCCAGTGGTTCGTACTTCATGAAGGATTTGTTTAACTCCTTTCTTGAATTGTTTGGCGATTGGCTTGCGGGATTGGAATAAGACTTCATACAAACCGTCTTCTGTTAATAGCCAAACTTCTTGATTTCCACCAGGGGTCGTAATAATGTTACGAACCTTTTCATCTCTATCTACAAGGTTGGTTAGCTTACTTGAATTACTTGCAGAGTATTCTATTATATCTGCAATTTCTTTGGTTAAGAACAATGGATTTTCTGCCGTTCCATATACGGTGAATTGGTGTCCGAGCAATTCGGTTTGTTTTAGGACTTGAGTTGGTTTTGTTAGCATAACAAATATAAAAAGCACCTACTACGAGCTGCTAACAAAACCATAGGATTTTAGTCGGAGGCGTTTCCGCTGCTCCACTCGGTAGGTGCAATATCTTTAAAATATGATATTACTATAATATGTCTTGGCAAAAAATAACTCCTAATGGAAGCCCATAGGAGTTTGCCGCTCCTATAGTTTTGTTAGCACTGCAAAGATACTGATAATCTTTAAAAGCACAAACTTCTTATAGGAAAATTAGATGTTTATGTATACTTTCTAATTTTTGCTACTAATATATAGAAAATATACTTATTTTCATAGTTTAATATATTATAAATAACTAAATATGTTATATAACATGATATATATAATGACAACAAGTGTTAATAAAAGAGTATCTTTGCTCCAAAATTTAATACGTATTAATAATAATTGGTATGAAAAAACTGATATTATTTTTGTTTCTTTTTGGCTGTGTAGCATATTGTTCCAAATCTTGTGGAGAAGATGATGATAGCAGTATGTATGATGAGGAATATTGGAGTTCCGTTGCACGAGAAAAGCAGATGAGAAAAGCTGGGTTTAAAGAATTTGCAGATAGAGAGAAAAGAGAACGACAAGCTCGTTTACGGAATATGAAGAATAATCCACCCGCAAAGGTGGAAAAGCAAGAGGTAAATACACCTTCCAAAAAGGTAGAAACCAAACCTTTATTTGGTATAACATCTAATGAGAAGATATTTTTACTTGATAAGCCTAATGGGAATAAAATTTTGAATGAAAAAGCTACTGAATATTTTAGAGAAAAAACTTATTATCAAATAGGTGAATTGGATAACGTTATTATACTTGAAGAAAAAGATGGATGGGCAAAAGTACGACATGCCCAATATTCTTTTAATCAAGGCTGGATAAAAAAATCTCATTTAAAAAGGCGCAATAAATCTCATACAGAAAGGGTTCAGAGAGGACTTAGTGATTACAAGGGAAGCAAAGAGCAACAAGAAGACCTCAAAGCGATTGACGAATATATGAAGACACATCCTGATTTTTAGTTTGTAAAAATATAAATAATAAAATAATATTTACTATGAAGAAAATTTTATTCGCATTGTGTTTGCTGCCTCTGTTATGTAATTCATGTTCATCTTCAAATGAAGAAGATATTTTACCTCAAGAAAAGAAAGAAGTTTCGTTTCGGATAGAATACGTTTTTGAGGCTAATGGCGGTAATGCAATGACTAAGGCTAATTCAAATATTTATACAGAGTTTTATAATGATAAAATAAAAACAAAAGAATTGGTTCCAGACGATTATGATATAGTATTTCATTGCACAGATAATGGCATGGATTATAGCTTTTCTGGAAAGTGGAGCCAAAATGATATGATAACTCTTTTAGAAGGAAATTATACAGTAAATGGAAGCACGTGGGCTACTGGAAAATATATCCAAGAAAAAGCATCTCTAAAATTTACTCAAAATGTGCAGGTGTCAAAAGATATGGAGAGTTTAATTCTAAAGGCTGACTATGATTGCTTTCTTTTGTTTTTTAACAAATCAAATATATCTTCTTTAAAAATAAATACTCCTTCTATCTCGGATGGTGTAAATGTTTTTTCTTACAAAGACAATTATTACTGTTTTGTAAATCAGCCCTTTTCCTCTTATGATGTAAATTTGAAATTTGAAGGCGAACGTGATAACGGAAGCTCTTTCAGTATAAATGTTACAAATGCCAAGTTTGAAAAGAGTAAGTATTATTTTTTTAATGACATAAATAGTTCATTTGAAATTCCGCCAATGCAAGAAGGAAATTAGAAATATTACAGTTTGTATTTGACTGGAAAGGAAAATTTCTTTTGCAACTGCATGTTTATTGAAGCAATTACATCCCCGTTCCTCATGGTTCGGGGGTTTTATGTTTTATAGGAAATAAAAGCACTGTAATAAAATTAAATTAATATAATGTTGATTAAAATTAAATCTCTAACTTTGCCGCACAATTTTTAACTAAATACATGCTTTATGAGTAATAAAATATTTTTTCTATTTTCTCTATTTTGTGTTCTTATATCTTCCTGTGAGAACGAAGATGATATGGTAACATCTATACTTTTAGACAAGTCGGATATGACTTTGAAACCTGGAGAAACTTATCAATTTATGGTAAAAGGTTCTCCTTCTAAAGCAAAGTTGCCTAAAATTAATTGGGGGATATATCCTGTAAATGCAAACAATCATTTGGCAAAAATAGATTCACACGGGAAACTAACAGCCTTGAAGCCTGGGAACTTTACAGTAAATGCCTGGATTGGAGATGATGATATAACGGATTTGTTATATATTGATAATGCAGTAATAAAGGCCGTGTGTAATGTGACAGTTGAGCCTATAGAAGCTACTGGCATATCTATAGACAAGAAAGAGATTGTATTCAATGGGGAGCAATGTTTGACTTTAAATGCCACTGTTGAACCTCAAAATGCTACAAACCAACAGGTTTATTGGGAAATAGACAATTCTGGAATCGCAAATTTAGAATCTACCAAAGATAATTCTGTTATTGTAACAGCATTAAATGTAGGAGAAACTATAATTACAGCACGCGCAGGCTTTAAATCTCCCATTATCTCAACATGTAAAGTAAAAGTTAATCCAGTCGCTATACAAGATTTCTCTTTACAAGAAACTGAAAAGGCTGTAAAAGTAGGAGATGTTTTTACCATAGAATCAATAGTTACTCCTACATATGCAACGAAAGAAAACATAAAATGGGAGCTCTCTGATACAAATATTGCAAAAATTAATGAAGATAATAGCATAGCTGCTTTATCTCCGGGCAAATGTGTTGTTAAAGCTATTTTGGAAGGTGCGGGATTAGAGGCTACTTGTGAACTGACAGTAGAGCCTATTTTATTGGAATCTATAAGTTTTGATAACTATACATATAAAATTGAAGTTGGAGGACGAAAACAACTAAATGTTATGTTTACACCCGAAAACGCAACTAATAAAAATGTGATATGGGCTTCATCTGACCCGGTGATTGCTCCGATTGATGAGAATGGAATAGTTTTAGGAAATACATCAGGAAGAGTAAAAGTTACGGCAACATCAGAAGATGGCGGGCATGTGGCAAGCTGCACTGTTTATATTGTATCATTAGGAGATATGATGAATGTTTATTTTCCTACGGCTTCTTTGATTATTAATTCAGGATATTACACAGGTACTATGTCTTGTGCAATAAAGAACAATAGTTCGCAAACCGTAAAACTCACAAGGTTTTATGTGTACTCAAACGAGACAAATAGCACGCCTATAAATATGACGGATTTGGGGGATTTGAAATCTGGAGAAACAATAACTTTACAATTTAATTTATCACATGTTTATGAGCCTGCTTTTATTTGGGTATTTGAGTGCAATGGTAGCAAATATAATACTTGGAATAAATTTAAGGAGTAGCATTTATTGTACCCTCAATTATTCAAGTCAAGCGGAGTTTCTCCGCTTTTCTTGTTTTGTGGCATATCGTTTGTTAGGCCGATTATGGTAATATTGCCACAATATTATAAATATGAGAAAGTATGGGAAAAAGCCAAAAGACAAAGACCGTGGAACTTAACAGAAGTTCTAAAACTGGACGGTTCGTTACAGAAAACTATGCCAAAAGACATCCAAACACTACGCAGACCGAACATCGTCAGAGAAAGAAATAGGTAGCATCGCTAAAATCTTTTTCGTAAGAAACTCAATTAAGTAGGAATAAGCTTCGTCATTATCACTGGTTAAGTTTATTCCTGCTTTTTCCAATGTAAAGTTGGCGATGTGAAATATCTCGTGCGCCAATATTGACAGTCCTTTTATATCTTTCGGTAAATTTGGCATATACAAAATCATTTGTCCGCCAGGCAATAAAAAACTTTTTCCCTTTTCTTCTCCGCTAATCATGGAAACGATTTCGGAAGACTTCTCGCACCCAAATATCTTTGATAGTTTTGCCTTTAAATGCTTTTTTTCTCCGAAGTGAACCATTACATCCCGGTCATAAATGTCTATGCTTATTATCTTATTCATAATGAATATGCTGTTTGTGCTTTCTATATTATAATGCAAATATAACTAAAAATAATCAAGATGCTGTTCTTAAACATACGAATTATCATTAGGAGTATATATTGTATTTAGATTTTCGTTATTTTTGTTATAAAATAAAGCGGCTATATGGATAGTAACAACTTAGAAAACAGAATTGAATTTAGTAAGACACTCGCCTTTAAAGTAGATGATGATATGGAGGAAAATGATACTACTTTAATTGATTGGAAGACAGAAGCCATAATAACGGGGTATACTTGGGCGTATTGTATAAACAAGCCATTAGGGAAAACAAAAAAAGATAGCCCGTTGAAACCTACCAAGTGAGCTATGCAAACACGTAACCTTCAGTATTAATAATTAACCTTATTCATTCTTGAATCGTATTTGTTAAAAAACGATTTATCGGATATTTATTTGTTTATTTGTTTGTTCTTTCATTCGTTCTTTCTATATTTGTACGTTAATATAACACAAATGGGCAATTGGAGCGAAAGGCAAGAAGTAAAGAAAGAGGTCAAGGAAAAGGATAAGGTAAGGCGTGAAAAACTTGCAGGGTATTTCTTCGACCTATCCAAACTCTCTTTTGCTGGGCTTGTTATAGGAATAACATTACCTTTGTTCTCTGACACCCAAAACGCAACAATGTGGCTCGTTGCTATGTTTGGAATAGTATTAACCGTATTGTCGGCATTGCTGGCAAACAAAATATTAAAATAGTATGGAAGTATTAATATTCGTTTTCGCAGTAGGAGTGGCAATAGTAGGTGGTATTTACCTATGGACATTCACCAAGTCCGGCAAGAAATGGCTTGCAAGTTTGTAAGCAGAAGGATAAAAAGGGAACAGATAAATTCAATATCAAAACAATATAGGGATTGTAATGGAAAGCAAGAAAGCAAAGTGTTCTTCAAAGCATCCACATCGTATAAAGCCTAAAGGTGACAGACTGGGATGGACTTTGAAAAACGAAGTCAAGCACCCATCCTTGCGTGAAATTATCGGAGAAGGAAGAATTGTTAGTGACTCTTGCTGCTTTATTTCAGCCTCTACGAAAAGAATTATACAATAAAGCCAGACATTAAGCCTGGCTTTTTCTTTGCATGACATCCCCATCGGTTTCCACAACACAATCTTCTCCATGAATATAGACATATACCGATGCTATATCCTTTTGGATAACATTTACTTTTGCCCGGTCGTACACATTAATGAATACCTTGCAATACTGAGAACAGTCGATGGTAACTTCACTGTCATGGCGCACATAAACATCACATACGGAAAAGCCGTCGAATAGGAGAGTGCCTTTGCAGTTCCCGTTCAAAACAGCTATTTGTGGTATATTACGTTTCTGTACATCTTCATCCACGAAGATACCGTTTTTGTGAAGAATATCTTTGTCGAAGTTTTCCTTTATGAAAGTGTTGGTGGGATAATTGTGTTTAATAGCAAAATCAATCCCATGCAGCCACTTGTCAATCAATCCTTGTTGGTCGGGAGTTCCCCATGATTGTTGCCACGGCTGGCATAAACCAAGTGTGATTGCTTGGTTTAGTAATGTTCTGCTTAAATCCTTTTCGTTCATAATATCTTATATTTTAATTTTTCTACTACCTCTGTCTATTACAAGGTTTAGCATATCTCTAACTTCTTGCACTAAAGCAACGTTAGTTTCGGTGTTTTGGGCACTTCTTAACGTATTATTGGCTATCGCTCTTAATTGCGTAAGCTGTTGTTCTGCAATAACATTATATTTCGGTAATATCTCATTTCCCCATTTTTCAAGCAGAGCACGTTTTATACTTACATCGGCACGGATACTGTTTAAGTAGGAAGCCAAAATATTAGCGGTATCTTCTGTAATGTTTTCTTGTATCCCTTTGGAGAGAGTGTTTGAAGCGCTTGTCTCTTCAAGGCTTATGCCCATTTTTTTTGCAGCAGCATTTAGATAATCCCATATCTTTTTTGAATCAGAGATTGTACCTCTAAGGCTCACAAGTTGTTGCATTAGCCCGGCCGCCTCTTGTTCGGTTAGATTAGTTCCCTCCGCAGAACTATCCGTAAATATACCTTTATATCCAAATAAATAGTCTTTCAGTTTGTTCATGGCAGGTTGGATAACATTCAGGGAAATCATACTCTTTATGACATTGCGCATAATATCAGCCACCGTATCATCAAAAGCCTTTGCCGCATCTTCTCCGTTGGCAAATGCATTAACTAACGCTTCTGATATTTGGTCTGCCCAACCTTTTATGTCTATACCAAACTGCTCACTTGCCAAATCTTCATAGAAGTATTTGATTTGTTCGCCCAACTCGATATACTGCTGTCGGTAGTCCTCTATTTTAGAACTGTCAGGGTCTTTTTTATCTGCCTCTGCCTGCGCCTGTTTTATAACCTCTTCTCTCTGTTTTTGAAGATTGGCAATCATTTCTTTGGATTGACTTTGAGTAACAGCACCCAATTGCCGTTCAACGATAGATTGAAGATTTTTGTAATCATTAGAAAGCTTCTTCACTTCCAATTGGGAACGCTGAATTGCTTTGTCAAGCTTCTTGTCATGGGCTTTGGCTATACTTCCTATAATTCCGGTAATACCACTGACTACACCTGTAGCCCCCTGCATGATAGCCATCGGGTTGCCGGAAGATATACCAGCGAAAAGGGTAGCACCGCTTTGGGCGGTATTCAATAATCCACCCGCAACTTCTTGCACAGTACTTAGAGTGTCTCCCATGCTGTCATTCCCTAAGGCATCAAATGCTGACCCTAAATCCCCCAAAGTGCCGATAAGAAGGTTAGCCATGTCGACAACATCTCCAAAGCCTACTTGAACTTTGTCGGAAGCTGCATTTTGTTCGTCTTGTGCATCAGTAACTTCCCTTTCCGCATCAGCTAATGTTTTTAATTTAGGAGTTAATTTATCGACGACTTTAGTCTGGTAAGATAAACCGCTATCCGTTTTCTTGGTTTCGGTATGACTTGTTTCTGAAATACCGGTAGTAACTTCACCGCCATTTTGAATAAACCCAAGTTCTTTTTGAGCCTTTTTCAGCTTTTTGGTGGCTTCTGCATACTCTTTTATGCCGTCTGACAATGTTTTGAAAGGGTTTCTGCTTTCGCTTTCATCGCGTAGCTTTTTTAAAACATTGACAAGCTCCTTGAACTCGTCAACTTTTAAGCTTTGTCCGGTCGTATTTTTAAACTCTTCCAGGTTCTTGATTAGCCTATCAAGAGTTGCAGAAGATAGTCTATCAAGGTCATCAAAGGTCTTAGCCCAGTCTTCCGAACTTTTGAATTGTTCAAATTTGGTTGATGCAGCATCTTCGCTCGCCTTCTTTTTCCTTTGCGCTATAAGTCTATTTGTGGCTTCTTCTCCTAATTGCCCTCTTTGGCTTTCAATATCTGCCAAGTCCTTTTGAAGATTGCGTTCAATATCCTTTATTTTTTGGGCATAATCTTTATAATCCTCTATCATGCCTAAAAGATTTTCAAGGCTTTCTGAACGCATCTTCTTACTTTCCTCGTTGATTGATTGGTATAGCTTCAGAATAGCCCCTTCCCCAAATCGCTTCTTTACATCATCCTCTTTCATGGCAAGCACATCTGTAACAGAGAATTTACTGCCTGTTTCAGCAAGTGCTTTAGAAAGCTGGCTTCGCAAATCATCAACCATGCTTTTAAATGACACTTCTCCACCAAAGGCTATGTTCATGGAAAGAGATTTGTTTCCTGAAGCATTAAACAGCTTTTTGTATAAATCCCACTTTTCTCCGGTTTGGGAAATATACTTTTCTATCTCCTTTAAGGCATTATCAACTTCTTTTTTTGCGCTATCAATTCCCGCCTTGTCAATCTTGACACCAAGAGAAATGTATAAATCTTCCTGTTTTTCTTTACTGCGGTCTAACTGTCCTTGAATGTATTTGTAAGCTTTGCTTGGGTTGTTCAAGTCTAAATTAACACCCTTCTCATCAAAAACAGATGAAAACTCGGATATGCCTTTTACTCTTTGGGTAGCCGCTTCATCTCCTTCTATTTTTCTCCATTTATCATAACTGGAGATAGCTTTATCTATAAGGTCAGCACGGTCTTTCCATTGTTCTGCAATAGGGTCTTTTTCGCTTCCGGATGATTTTTCCAATCCTCCTAAAGCCTTATAAATTTTCCTTGTAGCTTCAAGTTCCTTATTGTAGGATGCCAGTTGCTTTTCTGAATATTTATTCCCAGATGCAAATGCCTTTGTTTTTTTCTCCAAGTCACTGATATTACTGGAAAGCATATCCATATATTCTTCATAAGAAGTTCCTTCTTTGGGCTTTAAGGCATCCATATCTCCTGCGAGCTTATTTGCCTCTTTTTCCCAATCTGCCAAAGGCTTGCTTATATCTATTTTATTCATGGAATGATAAGATTGTCTGGCTGTGTCTATAATGTTAGCCAAGTCCAGACTTTGCTTTTCCAGTTCCAGTAGTCTGTTTCTTGCTTTGGTGATGTCTTCCGGTTTGTGTTTAGCGAAGGATAATTCTCTTCCGTTTTCATCAAATCTTCTATATCCTCCTTCTCTGATAATACTGGCAAGCCTTTCCCTTTCGGAATCAATACTCTGCTTTTGTATTTGAGCATTTGCCATAGTTCCAATAAACTGCTTCTTGTATAAATCTTTCTGTTCTTGCGATAACTTTCGCATCTTCTCAACAGAAAGAGATATTGCTACTCCATATTTATCTGTTTGAGTAACTGCATCTTTGAATGTATTGGCAAGATTTTTGGTAATTCGCCCTAATTCTCGACTTTCTTCTGCACTTTTATTAGCTTTTTGGCTGAGGGCTTCGTATCGGTCAATAAGGCTGTCAACTGCTTTATTACCTTGCATCTTGTCGTTTGTGTCAGCAATGGTCTTGTTTAAATCTGTAATAACCTCTGTTGTTGTTTTTGTTTCTTCTCTGAACGCATAAAATAGTGCTATAATTCCGGATAAAGCTCCTAATAATAAACCTAACGGGTTAGTCTTTGTCACTAATCCAAGTAGCGCAATAGCGTCTTTTAGACTTCTAACACTTGCAGTTAATGATATGAAGGTTTTTATTAGTTTAAGGTTTACTGAAGATGCTAATAGAGCCACTGTTTTATAAATACCAAATGAGGTAATTATTGGAATGATTACTTTAGCAAAGTCTTCCCAATGTTTCATTAACTTTGTAAGCATATCCAAACTATCAGAAAGCACGCCACTATTGCCTTCCGCAATGTCAGCCATCATTACATCCCATGCGTCCTGTAAGTTACTCCATTTGCCTGCAAGGCTTTCCGCAAGGGCTTCCTGCATGTTGTAGAATTTTCCACCTTCATCGGTCAGCTCCCAAAGAACATCTTTTACCATTCCGAAACTAACTTCTTTCCGGCTGATTTTGTCAAATACGTCTCCGGCAGAAGTTACCACTCCCGTAAGTTTAGTGAACCGTTTCGCCAATTCATCCACCAAAGGAATACCCGCTTCTGTAAACTGCCTCAATTCCTGCCCACGGAGAAATGCCGCACTACGCACTTGTCCGTACGCCAATATGATACGCCCCATATCGACACCAACACCTGCGGAAATATCGGCAAGTCTCTTGGTTGTATCATAAAGTTCTTCATACGGAATACTATATGCAGAAAGCTGTTTGGTATATGACGCCAATTCCTTGAACTGAAACGGAGAAACTACCGCCAAATCCTTGATACGGTTGAATATGGTTTCAGCCTTCATACTATCTCCGATAATGGAAGTAAGTGCAATGCGCTGCTTCTGGAACTCTCCGCCAATAGTATATAATCCCCTGACAAAACGCTCTATGCTATAAATGGAATACACATTGGCGATTTGGTTTTTCAATTCCCCAGCTATCCGTGATTGAGCAGACATGGTACTGTTCGTCCTCTTCATTGCTGCATTGTGTGTATCGGAAGCCTTTGCAGCCTGCATTCGGGCAATTCTAAGCTGTTCAAGGGCTTTTTGAGAGCTGGCGTAAGCATCTGCACGTTTCATTTGGGTATTTGCATAAGCATCCGCACGGATTGTTGAAGACGCTGCCTGGGCAGCTCTTAGTAATGCTTCGGATTGTTCACGCCCCCTTTTAAGACTTGCATTCAGCTGCTCACGTTCCTTTTTGATACTGGCATCTAATTGTTCTCGTTCCTTCCTAATGTCCTGAAGAACCCTCTTGTATGTCGCATCAGCATCCATACGTACTGTTGTTGCAAATCCTTTAATTCCCCTTAATTCATCAGAAGTCATCCCTTTCCCCTTGAATGATTCCATGAAACTCTTAATACTTTCATTATCTACGCCAAGCTTTACCTTGTAGGTCTTGTTTTTCAACAAGGCTTCCACCTTGTCTTCAATCTCCTTTATATCTACTTTTAATCCAACCTTTGCACTGGTTGTGGCGTGCATATTCACAAGTTTTTTCTTGATAGCTTCGTACTCTTGTTCTGTATAATCTTTCAGGTGAACGCCAAAATTCAAATTTCCGAGGTCTGCCATGTCAATTATTGTTTTGTGTCTTTTTTGATAGCGTTAACGCCGTTTATCATAAAATCATTGAGGGAAACTCTTTGTCCTTTCATTTCCTGCTCTTTTCTCTTTGCTTCCCACTTCCTTTTTAATTCTTCCATTTCTTTGGCCGTATGCGTTTTCTGTTCTGCGTCTACTTTGTCGTATACCACAATCGGGGCGTCACACATCAGAAGTTCATATTGGGCGCATGTCAATACCCAATCCATATACCAATTAGGGATATTAATCATTCCCCAAAGAAGAATTAACGGACGTGTCAGTTCCGGGTGTTTTTCTCCGTTTGCGAATGCTGCTCCTGCCGAAGTTCTTGAAGGATACGTTCTGCTTCCTTTCTCGTCATCGTCATTATCGTGTCTCTCATTCCGGTCAAGAACATGGTAGCATTCAAGTATTCCAGTTTCTGCAATTCCACTTTTTTTTTACCAATGACAACGACATCGGTTAGCTCTGTGTCTGTGTACTTTTTCCACAGCATACGCCAATATATCCAATGGAAAAGTCTTATCTTCCACCAATTATTCAGAATAATGAGAGAGGCGCATTTGGCAGTGACTTCATCCTCGCTTTTACAGGAATGCAAGACATGGGTGAGCTTTCGTATTGTTCCACGGTGCAGCCATTTTATACCGATTTCTTTTCCACGCAGTTTTACATAATCCACGCTGTTTTCAAGCACATCGTCAAGTGCCTTTTGTTCTGATGTGGTAGGCTGATTTATTGTTTTATCGTTCATGTCGTTTTTATGAGAAGTTGAAAAAGAAAAGGCGGCGGCAATAATGCGCACCGCCATGTTGCCTAAATAGTAGAACCTTCCTGTGTGACTTCTACTTGCCCAAATTCTGTGGGAGTAGATATGTTTACAGTAGCCGTTCTTTTGGACGCTCCGCTATTTTCAGTAACCTTGACCGTTACCACTTTCCCGCTGACAGATGTTTTGCACCAAGTTTCTGTTGATGAAGCGGAAACGGTGCTTTCTTTTGTTGTAGCAGTAATGGTCTTCCCTGTGTTATCTGCCGTATTAGAGAACGACAGGGAAGTAGGAGCTACGGTCAGGCTGCTTTTTTTGTCAAGAAAGCGATATTGTCGTCCGAAGATGCGTCTGATACAGCCCCATCCTCAATTTCAATGGTTCCGCTCAATGCAAAACCGAATGGGGTAGTGGAAGCATTTTCAAACAAAGGACGCGCGTAAATAGCCATTTTCTTAACAAGCAGACATTTTTCGGCATCATCACTCAGTAAGGCAAAACCGACATTCAGCTTTTTATTGCTAAGTGTAGCGGAAAAACCGGAATAAGCAACTCCGTTCACCGTGGCATTTGAAATATCATTGGCTTCTCCGAGGAAATACTCTACCAGTTCCTTGCTCATACTCGGAACAGTGGCAGCAAATGTAATATCACCCGCAGTACTTGTCACCGCCCAGTCTGCCTGCAAACCGTGTACTTTTGTACGGTTAAGCGTCGGCTCTGCTTGGGATAAGGTAAGCGTGTCTACAGTAACGGGCAAATCAAAATCCGGTTCTACAGATGCAAAGTCTGTAATGCCCCCTTTTACCAGCATAATGGATGAAAGTCCGCTGAATACGTCTTTCAACTCTTGTTTTGTTTTCATTGCCATAATCAATAGTTTTAATCGTTTTTATTTTATATTTATTTTATCACAAGGTCAGCTCTTATCAATGTTGCGCTGAAACCTAAGCCGTCACTACCTTTCAAGGTCAATTTAGGATTGAAAGCTGTAATAGCTTTGTCGCTTATTGGAAACAGGGAAAGAACTTTCCCTACAAGACTATCCATTTTCCCCAGGTCTTCCGATCCGCCTTTTTTCTGTCTTACATATATTTCAATGGTACAGTATGTACGAATATTGCCAAATCCGCTACCATAGGTCGTTGCAGATAATAATCCGGGTAATGATACTACGATGAAATCATTCATTTGCTTGGCTACGGCTGCGGGGCGGTCGTTGGTAAAAATGCTATCGCTAACTGTATTCGTCGCATCAAATAGTGATTTCAACGCATCCTTGTATTTAAAATCCTGTTCGTATCCCATATCACTTCATCGGCTTAAAGGTCATTTTAGCGATACTTTCCGCATAATCAAATGTGTCCGATAATACATTTAATCCCTTTTTTGATTCCAGATAGTTGGAATATTCTGTACCAGTACACATTACTAATCCTACGCCATCGCTCGGAGCTTTGTATGCTTTGAGAAAATCAACAGAGGTGGTTAACCCATATTTCCCATCAGTATCAATTAAATTGTACTTTTTAATGGGGATGAATTTCCCGCTTTCATAACTTTGAACCATTATCACGCCAACACCATCACCTCTGCTAAGTTTGGGACGAGTGGGATTTTTCAGTCCTTGTGTTACTACAGCAGTAATTATACGAGATAAACCACCTTTATAGTAGATTCCAACAGCCAATGAAGTTAAAGTGTTTCCGGTTACATTATGGTACTGGGCTGATATTACTCCATCCCTAAGAAGCCTTATTCCGATTTCTGTTATCCTATCTAATAGGTAGGTGTCAATAACAGAGTTTATCTTTTTCTTTGCCTCTTCCAAGACCTTAACATTATCATCCATAACCTTAATTTTTAGCCATATTGAAATACAATGTAGTCCCCATTTCAGTTGCGTAACAATCCGTAACAGTACATGCTTCAAAAGAGCTACCGTAATCGGTTACGTCCACAAGGTCTCCCGCAAGAATACCTTTCACAAGACCGGGAATGTCTATCGCATAATCACTTTTTATCACATTGCTTTTTGTGAATGTCCTTAAGCTGGAACTTCCGTACTTGTTACATTCTCCTTCATACAGCACTGTTTCGCTTCCCTCATCAAAAGATGTTTCTCCGGAAATACGATATACCTTGCATGTATGCGGAAAACGTGGATTGTTTATTTTCATAGCGGGTATCTCTTGTTCATGTTCATGCCTAAATTGATAATCCTGATAGATGATTTCCGGACATTCTCTCCATACAATGCGTATATGTCATTAGCCATCTGCCGAAGGTTGCGCTTGTCATAAGCGGAGCTTTGTGTACCGCCTTCTTTGTGCTTCCATACGCCATTGGCATCCTCTACGCTTCCTGTTACGCTGGGAGTACTTGCACACCACATGTAAAGATCTGCCCGACACAAGTCTTTTTGACGCTTTTCTAATGTCGCAACATCTGTTCCGGGCGCAATCTCCCTGTCAATCAATATTGTATTGATAGCACTATCTGTAACTTCAAAACCAACACAACCACGAAGATAAACTTCAATGGTCGTGTTAGTGATTGTATTTTGAGAACCATTCATGGTTATTTGCCTTTAACGTTCAGATAATAGAACCAGCGTACCTTGTTCGGGACAACCAAACCGGTTACTTCCGATTTAATTACTTGTGTCATGGTTTCGTCGTTGAATACCTGTCTTATCAAAGTACGACCGCCATCATATAAGGCTGTGCGTGCTCCCGGAGTTTCCATAAAGACAGGACGGCCGCATTGTACATCTCCCAGTGATTCATTGGGAACGTAGACAAGAACACCTTCTTCAAAGCTTTGCAAGTTTTTGTATTCCATTTCTTTGGAAGTCTTGTTGAAACTTTCCACAACGGAAATAGAATCAATAACTCTGATTTTCGCACCAATATTCGCTTCAATGAATTTCTTGATTGTGTCGTTAGGCACAAGGTTGGCAAAGGATAGCTGCATGTTCTTATCAGAAATATCCGGACGGGTTGCAACGGCGTACATCTGACGGAAATACGGCAAACTTATCAAGTCTTCAAATGTTGTTTTTGAGCATTCCCAGTGTCCGGCGGGAGCAAAATCTTTTTCTTCTGAATCCCGTCTTACTTGGCGCATAACCCTGATTGGGTCTATTGTGGTTCCGACAGCGGCATCTTGCGAAACCGTATCATCTGATTTCTTGTACCATACAGAATCCTTAATGTTTTTCTTAGGGACACCAAAATCTATGGTCAGGGCTATTCCAAGAGGATTGTTTGAGGCATTGATTACGAGTTGCCCCTTCTTGGATACTACTTGATTTCTTTGATAGAGGAATGTATTGTAGTTACCGCCGAGAAGGTTATCCACTCCATTGAACAGTAGTTCCATGATAGTGGATTCTATTTCGGGAGTGGAGCCGCCGATGGCGTCCATCAACATCATCTTCTCCCTTAAAATCTTTCTGCTTAACGTAATCTCATGCTTGAAGGTTGGCAAACCGCCCATATTCAAAGACAGCCCGTCGGTTGATTTGGTAGCACCATCACTGTCAATGTCTACATAGGTAGCCAATGTGTATGGACGTATTGTCGCTTCAATCTGTTCATATGTAGGATTCAGAGGGATATTGGGATTCAGTGGGAATCCCATTTGCGAGAATGTTTGTTCTGCATTGTATTTCTCTGCGAACATGTCGTTAATCCACGATTCTAAGGGCTTATTCCCGGTATATCCCAATGCGGCAAGTCCCCTTCCTACAATATCATAAAATTCTTTATTTCTTGTATACATATTACACTCCTTTCTTATTCATTGGATTCACGCACAAACTCAATCATAGGAAGATTGGCTTCCATAGCCGGAAGTATAGTTGCCCCGACCACTCTGTCTGCATAAATTCTTCCGTTTCTCACCACGGCACAAGTAGCCAAAGTGCATCCTTCAGGAATACATACATCTTCAAAGGTTAAACCGTTGACCGTTCCGGTTATGTCCGTCCACTTACTTGCGGTAAATGCTTCCGGGGTTTCGATTGCCGTTTTATTTTTGTAAATCTTACCCGCTTGTTCCACAATATCGCCTACCGCATAGGTTTTTGTGGCCTCGTATGCAGGGCCTGCAACCACTACCACTTGCTGCCCGGCGCCCATAAATTGCACAGGAGTGCCTGCTCCGATTACAGTGCCGGCCGGATATTTGGTATGGTCAATCGTACCACCACCCTGATACAACTCCCTTACTCTCGACCATACTGGAAAATTACCGCCAATTCCCGCTTGGTATTGGCTGATGGTGTTGAAAGTTCCTAATTGTCTCATTTTTTGTCAGTTTTAAAAATGTGTTTGTTATTTTTTACCAGGGAGCTTTCCTTGCGCTCTCATGCGTTCTTTGAATGCTTCACGGCGGCTGTTGGTCTGTTCTTCGTCGAGTTGGGCAAAATTATTTAATGCCGGAGATGCTCCATCTCCGAAGATAGCCTTGTATCTTTTTTCATAATTTTGCTTGGCTGCATTTACAATGTCCTCCACCTTCATGCCTTCTGTGAAATTCACGTCTGAAATGGCAATGCTTAGGATTTCATCGTTACAGATGTTTTTCCCGCCGTTTTCAATTTGAGATTTCAATTGATTCTTTGACGCTTCTTTTAAAGCTTGGATAGATGCGGCGTTTTTCTCCGCTTCTCTATCTTCTTTCAATTGCAAAAGCTCCTTGCGCATCTCTTCTAATTGAGCGGTAAGGTCTCCCTCTTTAGTAGTTTTGCCTTCATCGGAAGGCTGCTGAGGTTTGTAGTTTTTCTTAAAACTCTCAACTTGTGTTGCGACATCATGATTGTACTGTCCTTGTAGTCCTTGCAAGAAAGATGTGGCCTTGCTATAATAAGTGTCATCAGGCTCCGTTCCTTCTTCCAATGGATTTAATTCTATGTACTTCATTAATGTCTGTGACGAAAGACTGGTTTGTCCTAATCTGGTCGTCAGTTCGGATAAGATTTGTTCTTTCTCCATCGTGTTTTAGTTTATGTTATAAAAAAAAGAGCCTATCAACGCTTTGTGCGCCAATAAGCTCTTAGGCTTGTATATGCAAAATTACTATCCTTCTATTTTTACACTAATAAAATTACGACACCTTCGGCATACAGTTCTAAATAAAACGCTTCCACGTATTATTTTTACATCTGTAAGTTTTTGTCCGCATATGGGACATATCACAAAATTTCCTTTTTCACTGGTCTGTTTTTCATCCAGCTTGGTGTCTATCTTCATCATATCACATGATTTAGTATTGCAAATATATAGTATATTTTCTAAAATACAATGCTTTATATTTATTTTTTAATGGAAAATATTAGAAAATTTATAATAAATCGTATATTTGCATTATATATAACTCATAGAGCTGTGATTCAAGCCGGAGTGTGCGGATTTATACTGCATACGCCGGCTTATTTTTTTATGGAACACGACAATATTGTATATACTAAGGGTGGGAATGGTGTGCTTACTTACGCACAGGTGGAAAAATTAAGAGAGTATGGAAATCCACTGAATATAATCGCCCAAAAAGGATGCCAGGAGAAATTCCTTTCATCCCCGGCGGATATTACTATATTTGGTGGAAATCGAGGCGGCGGAAAAAGTTGGGCTCTACTCATGGAAGTGCTTAAGGATATACAAAACCCCAATTTTGCAGCAGTCATTTTGAGAAACGAAAAAGAGGACTTGAGTAATATGGTTAATAAGTCCTATGAATTATTTTCCCAATTTGGCAAATACAACCGTTCTATTTCGGATATGACTTGGAATTTTTACACTGGTGGATTTCTAAAGTTTTCTTATTATGCGGATTCATTTGAAGATTTTGTAAAGCGCTTTCAAGGGAAA